AGGATCTTTTGATTTTTTATATTTAAGTTTTGGAACTTTGGTTGATCGTTTTTTTATGTATGCTAGTAACTCCTCTTTTACCTGTGGTTGTTCATGCCACTGATTGTGTGTTACTATACTATACCTTTGTTCTCCATTAAAGTTCTGCCAAAACTTAACAGACTTTACGTCTGCCATTGTTAATCCATTGTCTAATAAATGTTTTTGGAAAGCTTGACTTGTAGTAAGTTCATGACCATTATCATTATTCATTCTTTCTTGTATCCACTCTTCTGATGTTACAAGTTTTTTACAATCTCTAATAATAGCTATATCTACCTCCCACTTATCTGCTAACCACTGTGCTCCTTTTTTTAAAAATCCTTTACGTGTTCTAAATTTCTCAATAATTTCATCTCGTGTCATTTAATATAAGTTTAAGTTCATTAAAACTACATTCCTTAGACACCAAGTCAGATGGATCCTTAGACTCAAATGTTTTTGGTATGCAGATGTTTTTTAAACCATATAAGTTACAAATTTTCTTTGCCATTCTCTGGCCCGGATTATCTGCTTTATTAAAATCATTATCATATAAAATTTCTACTGTATTGAATCTTTGTTTTAGCTCACTTATTAATTTCTCATCAGGTATTTGCATCTCACTTTGCATAGCAATCGAATGATAGCCTGCAGAATGTAAACACATAACGTCTTTGAGGGAAGAAGTAATGATAAGTCTCTCACCTTTGTTCGGGAGTTGGTTATAACCTTGTATATCACTTTTATTAGTATTACTTAACCACTTATTCTTTTCTTCATAAGGAGAATAGATTTTATATCGATTTTTGAATTTAAAAGCATAAGTAATTGATTTACAAGTAAATCTGTTACCATTAACCCAAAAATGACTTACTGGTTCAACCGCAAACTTAGTTAATATTTTTTTACTAACCAAATATTTAGACCAAAATTTAGCATCTACTGTTGTCCACGGTCGCCTTTTCTTTTGAATTATAACTTGTTTTTTTGTGTAGTCAATAGTTTTATTTTGTCTATAAGCCATATAACCCATAGTAAATTGCACTTCTGACTTTTTAGGACTAAGCCCAAGATTAAAGTCACAATCAATAATTCGCAGAGCATCAATAAAATCACAATTAAATCTATGTTTAACATAATTAAAACAATCAAACGTATGATCAGGGTTACCAAAGTCTTTGTACAGTAATTTACCATTATACATGGTTATATATACTGTAGGAGAATTATCATCACGCAAACTACTGCGGAACTTCTTGCCTAACTTTTTAAACTCAGGTATATAATACACAAAAATGTCATACTCAGTAATTTTACTAAGTATGACATCAGTGTGTAAATGATCATTACTGTCTCTGCTATTTATTGGCATTAGAACGGTAAATCCTCTGCTTCGCTGTTACTACCAACAGCTGCAGGTTGTGACGTCCAGTCTTCATCTTCACCGATAGTATCAGGAGAGTCAGGCTTAACTAGTTCTGCAGAAGATACGTGTGGACCCCACTTAAGGTCTGCGTTAAAGTCTGCGTTAAACTGACCATAGTCATCATTTAAAGCTTTGATAAATAAATCATCACGCTGTGGCTTTATTCTGCCAAAGTATTTAGTATACACTTGCTGATATTTATCATCTTTTACACCAATAAGAACTCTAACCTCATTATTAGTAAGACTTTTTAGAAGAGCTTTTATCTCTGTAACGTTACCAGCAGCTATAGCAGGCATAGTGTCAAAATATACATTGTCACCAGACGCTACGTTAGCCCATGCTTTTACAAAATTTATAAGAGTCTCCTCACCTGTATAAGCTTTCCTTTCACCTTCTTTCTTCCACCAGTCATACGATGGTGCGTCTTCAGACCATGTAGACTGACCAACGTTATTCATCCACTGGTGTTTGCCAGTTTGTGATACTCTAGGTGTGTTCTGCATTAGAATCTCTAGTTTAAAGTTACCATCTGCGTTAGCTAGCCAGAATACAATTTTATTATATTCACCATTTGGCATAGTCACTGAATAGTTTGGTTCTGATTTTACATTTATGTCCATCGCATGTAACTCAGCCATAGTAGGATTTACTGCTACAACTCTTACATTTGTTAGACCTGAGTAGGTTCTAATTCCACCTACAACTTCTTGATTACTTGCATTACTTTGTATTGCCATGTTTTTAAAATTTTATTGGTTATTAATTATAATTCGAACGTATCATCGTCCATTTCTATTTCATCTTCATCATCTGTAGATATTACTTCGCCTCCAGATTTTTCTACTGCTTGATGTAAATCATCTATTGTATTAGATGCAGCTTTCAATAAAGTTTCTTCTGGAGTTTCATATTCAGTAGGACTCATCATGTCAACAATAGCTTTCTCTGCTTCTTGCAGTTCTTGTTTAGCATCTTCTACTGTATCTATAACTTCGTCAATAGCTTGCTCTAGAGTTACTTGATTAGGATCTACCTCTTGTAGTGCCTCCACTGCTTCTATCATACCAGTTTCTTTTGTAGATACATCATCAACAAAGTCAAAAGATAGTGCTTTCTTTCTACTAGGCCTTCTACCTTTTAAGAATGGATGCTTGAACATCTCATCTACCTCCCATGGTTTAATGTTGTACTTTACAGCCATTTCTGCTTTGCTGATACCATTCTTTAGATCATTATCAATCATAGATACAGTAATTTTAGCAGGCGTTTTACCCGGCTCAGGTGTTTTTCTTACGTCAATCATTTTTTTACGTTTAATTAATTATTAGTCTATATATATATCTGACCAGTTCATAGGCATGGTCTTGCCCTTTAGATGTGCACAGCGTGAGCCAGCAGTTATATCATCAAGAGAGTTAAAGCTAACCATAGTCTGGTCATCTTCTCTGTAAATATAACCAACAGCATCAGCGTTAGCACAAGTGATTTGCTTGATTTTGCCAGTTAAGTCAAGATCCTTTACAGCAACCTCTTTACCTTTCTTCTCAAGCATTTTGTCTTTTAGGTGGCCAACTAAGATAACATGATCCGCCAACAGGTTTAGTCTATCTATCCACTTTTTGTAGGCCATCCGCAAATATAGATAACCAGCGCCATTTGGCAATGATAATATTGACATTCCTGGGTTTTTAGTCTCAAAGTTTTTACCCATAGGTGTTTTCATATAAATTTTCTTGCCTTCTGCTTCACACCACTCCTCAAGTTTAGATATAGTGTCGATAGCAACATATTTATATGGTTTTCCAGCTGTTATAATAGCTCTACCAACATCACCTAGTTCTTTTAAATTATTTGCTTTAATCTTTAAAGCATCAACCATGTCTGAACCATCTTCTAGGTCGATGATTAGACAGTTGTCAAGTTGTGATAATACTGTAGTCTTGCCAATCTTTGGCGGACCATAGATTATCATGTTTTTAGGCGATTTACGGCTAGCCTTTACCTTCTCTTTTGGTAATTCCATATTAATTAGTTTTTAATTTACTTCTAACTGCGTCTCTTCTAGACATTAACTGTGTTGTTTTTTCTTCGTCATTCTTAAACCTCTTTAGTCTTTTGTCTATAGCGTTTATTTCATTTAGAAGCGCCAGCTTGGCTTTGTTTTTTGCGTTCCTTTTGCTCATATTCTTTTAAATTTTTTTCTAGATTATTCTTTTTACTGTCTATATAATTTTCTAGCTGTGTAAGAGTATATGCTATACCTACAGCTATACCTAAAACAGCTAACATTATTGGTACTACTGGTATTTCTTCCATAATTTATTTTCTTTCGTTAATAGTAAATGTTGACATCTCTGCCTCATAAGGTATCATACCTAGCAGGCCATCACGATTTTTCTCAACGTGACATGCTAGTAGCTTAAGAGGATCTTCACCACAATATAGATCTGTAATGCCATACAAATCATGTGGTCTTTGTAGCATCATAACAACATGTGCGTCCTGACCAATACTGTCACCGCCAAACAAATCTGTCAGCAGTGGTTGATACTGTGCCTTTGCACGATGTTCTTGCTCAATGTTACGATTTAGCTGAGACAATAAAATATTTATAGTGCCCATTTTAGCTTGTAGCCACATACAACCTTTTGACACCTCATTTAGTTTCTGCAACTCATTGTCTTTATCACTAAGGATAAGTCTAGAGTGGTCAAATACATTTATGATTGTGTGATCCGGCCTTTTATTTGTTATCTCAACGTTAGCATTTTTAACAAACTCCATATCTCTAGGAATATTGTTAAAATAAATAGGGTAGTGTGCATACTTAAATACCTCTTTCTTAAACTTCTCGTATGCATCCATCTCTAGCTTTTGTTCTACAGATAGAAGCTCACTAACCTGTTTGTTTACACCTTTAGCACCAGCACGCATAATTTGCTGATGACCAGGCATCTCAAAACTCCAGTATAATACTAGTAGTTTCTTGTTTTTGTTATTATCTAGTAAATCAAATATCAATTGGTTACTGAATGCAGATTTACCTACACCTGGACGGCCAGCTATAACATACATTTTACCAGGCTGTAAACCACCTAGTAAGTTTCTGTTTAACCTTGTCCATTTTGTAGGATAAACCTGTCTTCTACCATTAATACCATTCTCTACCTGATGTAACGAAGCACCAATAGCTGTCTTGATGCTCTTAAATCCGCTATCTTTAAAGGGATCTTGTAATTCTTTGGGCAACTGTTCTTTTGTCATTCTCGTTTATGTTTTCATACTTTTCCCAAGTATGGTTATTAATCCATGTTTCTAAATTCTGTAAGTACGCCAAGTTATCTTGTTGTACATTTAATTGTACCTTCAATAGCTTAATTATTCTATTGTGTACATGCAATTTATTGCCAACAACTTTCTTGTATCTGTTTTTGGCTTTTAAATTGGATTTAGCTTTAGGATCAACAGCATGCAGAACTCTGACACCGTTAGAACTATCAACTTTGCTAGGATATACAGATATTAACTCTTCAAACATAGCGTCAAAATTATTAGAAAACAAACTTCTAAATTTACTTGTTACCGCCTTGTCTTTTATATATCCTTGAGTCTCTAGTTTATTCCAATCGATGTTTAAGTTCAGCTCGTCTAGGTAAGTATAACCTTTTCTCAGTTCCAAATAAAGTCCAATGTATTCGTCAGCAGATAAATTTGTTGTTTTTAATAATTCTAAGTCTATTTCTATTGTCATATCTATATATTTTTAGGGTAGCCAATTTACGTTATTTAATGATTTTACAGCATTTTTTAACCACTTTTCTTCCTGCGAGTTTTCAACATAAAGTATATAAATTTCACCTACTTTACCCTCTTGGAATCTAATCAATCTACCTACACGCTGTATCATAGGCAGTGACTTGCTAGTAATACCACACATAACACCCATGTTAGCGTCAGGTATATCTAGACCCTGATTCAAAGCTTTAGTAGAACACAGTACATTTATCTTACCTGATCTAAAATCTTCTATAGCTTGCTCTCTCTTTTTCTTAGTTACTTTAGAGTGATAAGAAGCAGACAAAGGGCTAACAGATGCACACATCTGATCTGTAAAATCATTTGCACCACTGAATGCGAGTATCTTGCTATCCATGTTATTAAGAACTAGTTTCTGAAACTGTGTAATTTTATTGCTAGCAAAATCTACAATCTTTTTACGTTCCCTTATAGCTCTGTAAAACATGACTGCACATTTCTTGTCTGCAGGATGCGCATTCTTGTCCCCCATAATTCTTTTTGCCTCGTCAAATGCATTGAACTGTCCAAGCTGGTATTTATAGTAAACAAATGAGTTGTTTATCTTTTTATATTCATCTTTCTCGGTCGATGTCAATTGCACAGGCATGCAATAAATGTTATAGGGAGAAACTATGCCCTTAGCTACACACTGATCTAAAGTAATTTTATAGACAGTAGGTGAAAGTGTAGCTAAAAGCTGTTTATACTCTATTTCTTCTGGTAGTGTAGCAGTCATACACAATAGTCTATCATAAGTATTGTTCTCAAAAAACTTACGATACTCCGGCGACAAGCCTAGATGTATCTCATCACACAACACAAGGCTGTAGTGATTACCTACAAGTTTATACGCACTTTGATAACAAAGAATATCAACGTTATCTAGGCAGTCTTCTAGTCCCCACTTCGTGAACTCTTCTGCAAACTGAGTTTGTAGTTGTACTGTAGGTACTAGGATTAAGATTTTACTATCGCTATCAATATTATAAACATGACTAACTGCAAGAACACCACATCTAGATTTCCCAAAACCAGTACCAGCAATAATAGAACCGGTATACCCAGCTTGTGCCCAGCTGTTAAGCGCTTTCTTTTGTTCTTCATCTCTTGTTTTATTTATATTCATAGTTATACTGCTTCCCATAATGTCACTGTTCTGTTTGTTTGTGTATCTTTGTGTGTACCATTTGCTTTTACCATACCCTTGTTAACTAGCTCTGTCACTCTACCTGTAACTCTGTTTATCTCCCAACCTAAAGCTTTAGCTATATTCCTATTTGTAGGTTTAGATATAGCTTTAATCACTCCATACACCGTCATCTGTTTCTTCCCAATAGTTGGCTTCAGTGTTTTTAAAGAAGCTACCTGTGTTTTTCGTATTTTTTTCATAATCCTCTGTTTTTATAAATTTTTCTTTTATCTCATTACATCTACTATCAAAATTGTAACTGTAATGACTAATTAATACTTTAGTAGGCTCAATCTCACCACTGTATTTAAAATAATCATTAAAATCAATGTGATTGTCTTCCCACCTTTGTCTCCATTCTTGCTCTTGTTTGCACTCTGCAATAAAAGCTTTTACGAGTGTTTTATCCATATTTTATTTTTATCTATAATTTGTTCTAACTCATGTATCCTGTCTAAATGCTCTGTAGTTTTCTTGTATGTAAATAAAAATGTACATGCAGCACCAAAAACAATACCAATACCTGCTGTAAGACCTATCTCTGTTAATGCTAATATACTATCTATACTCATAGCTCTACTCTCATTTGTTGTGGAACTCCCCATTGTATAGGTTGTTCTAACTTAGTATTGATTTTCTTAAAATGTCCACATGTAAAGAAACCAGCTCTACCACCAGAGTATGACTCTGCAGCAGGATGAGGCGCCTTAAGTATAGTATGTCCAGATGGATACATAATATGCCTCTCATACTCCTGTGCCTTCTTACCCCATAACACCCAAATAAGATCTGACTTTTCTACAGACAGTCTAGTTATAATATCTCTTGTAAATGGCATCCACATATTTACATGTGACCCAGCTCTACCTTTCTGAACAGTCAAGGCAGTATTTAACAACAACACACCTTGTTTAGCCCAGCTTTCTAGACTTTTATCTACATTTACAGGTCCAAAATCATTCCTTACTGCCTGTATTATATTATTTAAACTAGGACTAGCTCTACCACCATCATTTGCAAACGCTAATCCTGTTGCACTACCATCATGATATGGATCTTGTCCTAGTATAACAACTCTTACAGACTCTAGAGGACACATTTGAAAAGCTCTAAATGTTTTACCTCTTTCTGGATACACCTTACTCGTAGTCACATTATTTCTGTGCTGCTTAATTAGCTCTTGGAAGTAATCCATTTTAAATATAGGCTCTAGTATCTTATACCACTCTCCTACTTGTTCTTGTACATTCATAAATTATATTTTTTAATTATACTATCTCTTTTCTTTACTAAATCAGACTTCTTAGGTCTTGGTAATTTAAATATTTCATGGTCAGTCTTTGGCTGTATCCCATCTTTACCCATATACTTTATTGTCCTATTTAGATTTTTAACAACTTCTATTGCTTTCTTTCTTGTCATAATAATTATTTATTTTTCCCAGCAGTTACTAACTGATACCTCAGCTTTTAACAAACCGTTCGTTACTATCTCTAGTGCAGCCTCCTCCATCATTCTTTGCATGTTGTGTGTCCAATCAGATAAATAATCGTTTCTACATATTGTATCTATCTGATCATGCACAGTCATGACTAGCTTGACAGGCAGGTCAAATTGATTGATATGATTACGCATCAATATCAACGCTTTCTTAGTCATATCTGCGCTAGCTCCCTGTATAGGTGTGTTTTTAGATGCACGTTCAATACTACCTAGCTCCATAGATGATGACTTGTTATCCCATATTCTAGGATACCAGTTAGTAAACCATCTACGTCTGTTATAAGGAGGAAATGTTTTTATATACCCATATTTCTTACCAAAATTACCTAGCTTCTCCAAAAATCCTTTAATTGATGGAAAAGCTGTAAAATACTTTTCAATAAGTAATTTAGCATCGTCAACAGAAATGTTGAGAGTGTCTGCAAGTTTATGAGGACCCATGCCATAAGCCAGGCCAAAATTAATAGTTTTAACATTATTTCTTAGTTTTTTGTGGGAAGGACAATTGCACTTTTGCTTACGACTAAAATAAGCACAATCGTCTTCACCACTATTTAACCACTGATCACCATAGACTAACTCAGCACACGTGGAGTGTAGGTCTTCACCATTCTTTAACGCCTCAATCCATACAGGATCTTTAGAACCAAATGCAATAACATTTAACTCTTGACTAGAATAGTCAGCCGAAACAAAACTCCAACCATCGGGTGCAGTGAAGCAATTCCTAAAACTATTATCAGCAGGTATTTGCTGCATGTTAGGCTTGCTACTACTTACACGGCCGGTGTCTAATATTTGATGAAAACTAGTATGTATTCTTTTATCAGAAGCTAGATTCTTAAAAAATGCATCACCATAAGATGTACACAGTTTCATAGCCTCCTTGTATTTTACATACTTGTCTATTAGTGGATATTTAAATCTGTGTTTGTACATCTGTTTACCATTTACATTATCTAAATCAGGTACAATACACTGAAACACCTCTAGCACTTGCTTTGGTGATGTCCATTTTACATCTACATCTCTAAGCTCTTCTACAGGTGTAAACATGTCTGCTTGTATGTATTTAGCCACAAACTTTTGTAATCTGTGATCCATCTTAACCATGTTATCTAATGTAGACATCAAAGCATCAGCTTTACTTGTATTTAAACTTTCAAGCTCTCTCCATGCTTCTGTATCTAAATCTAAGCCATTGTACTCCATGTCAGCAAAAGCCTTTACTACCTCGTTTTCTAGTTTAACAACATTGTGCAGTTTATATTTATCTATATCTGCTTGTTGTAGCTCTTTTATTTTACATAGGTATTCTACATCCTTTGCACCATAGATTATCTGATCATCTGTAAAAGGATGTCCATGTAAATCTATAAACAAGTTTCTAACCTCCTTGTTTAGCTCTACATTTAAATATCTTTTACATAAATCTTTTAATCCATAACCTAGAGATTTACCACAGCTTATAATTAACTCTACAAGAAATGTATCATAAATACCTTCACAGGTTATATTAGCCCATTTTTTAATAAACTTGTAATCAAACTTAGCATTGTGAAATATCTTTACAATATCATTTGATTCTAATATCTCTCGTAAAGGCTCTATACTTACAAATCTTGTATCTATAATATATTGATTATTAGTATCACCTATCTGAAACATTATCATCTTTTTACATGTAAAGTCAAATCCTTCTGTCTCCGTGTCTACACCCAAAACTTTCTTAGTTTTACAATATTCTACTACATCATCTATAGTAGCATCTGTAAAGTTTGCGTTTAAACTCTTAGTGTTACTAATAAAGTATATCATAATTAATAAATTTTGTTATCAGCATAATGCTCTTCTTCTTCTAACTGCTGTTGTATATGCTGATCATACTTAGCAACCAGTTTGTTGTCATCAACATACTTAACTACACTTTTAGCGAAAGACTTAACAAAAGTTTGTCCTCCAAAATTAAAGCTAGTTGAGTCTGTTAAGACGCATTTAATGTATAACTGTTTGAATCTCTCATAAGATCCATCCATAATCATACTATAAATCCATTTCATTTGTCCCATTGTTTTGTGTTTAATTAATACTTGTTTAATTAGTTTAGAAAAATAAAGGACTATAAATTAATATAGCCCTTTATGATTCTTACTAAAATACTGATTTTAAAGTCTTATCTGACTGGTTTTTGATTAAAGTCGTGAGTATCAGATACTTACAACATTATATAAACAATTCTTTTATAACTTTGTACTCAATTAGTTTACAAATATAACAAAAAGAACTACACTACACAAGCAATGTAGAACTTTTTATTATATATTAACTAATTACATGCCTACTCCCAATACCTCAACCTCATCTGCTGTTACACCTGTATTAGGTTTTACAGTAGTTTGAAGGCTAGTATCAGAAGCTAGAAATACATGTGCAGGATTACTACCTTTTGGTAATAAATCTACATATGAGTTTCTAAATATATGCTGACCTTTGTGTAAGATCGCATCTCCTCCTTTACCTGCTCTTTTACAAAAATGCTCAACTACATCCAATCCGTTATCCTCTGCATAGTCTTTCTGTGATTTTGTAGGCTCTAGTGTCTCCTCAAGTCTAACTCTAAAGAATACGTTGTTAAATGTAGGATTTAATATATTCAAATCCATCATCTCAACTTTTTTTCCGTTAGCTTTCTCTCCCAAATACCAGTCACCATCATCTCCAAAGTTTGTTTTAAATATTTTAGATGCATCTGCTATCTCAGCAACAGCCCAACCTCTAGCTGCTCCAGAGCTAAATCTATTATCACTAGCATTTAATGCTGTTAGTGCAGACATTGGTCTATCTTTTGATGTAACTTTCTCAGCAAACTCAAGCTGTATTTTGTCTGTTGATGTTTTGTATGCTTTTGTTATCATACATTCTCCTACTTTTAATGTGTTTAAGTCACCACTGTTTAATTCATTCATGTTTAATTGATTTAATTATTAATAATTGTTATTGATTCTATATTCTTCAAGCTCCTTATTAGTATGTTCTGTAGTATCTACAGGATTCTCCCAATAAAATAGCTCTGGATGTACATCTTTTACATTATGTGTACAACTAGTACACTCAGCAATAAAATGTATTGCATCCATCTTGTCTGTAAAGGTTTTGATACGTGACGATGTAATCTCATCACGATGACAGTCATGATTACCTTTGGAATCACAACCGTAGATAATTTTAATCTCTTTCATAGGCATGTTTAATTGATTTAGTTAATAATATGGTTTTCTATAAGTAATGCAACAATGATAAGTAATATCCCACAATAACTGTAGGATAATACTCTCATTGAATATTTGTAACTATCATTTTTATACATCATTTTACTTCATTGTCTTTCATCATCTTCTCCATTTCAACGTATAGTTTTTCATAGTCTTGCTCAAGAGCTTTGTTCTTTTCTTTTAACTCAATAATCTCAAGTTTATATTGAACAGCTTCTGTTGTTAGTCTGTCAACATCTTGCAATGCTCTTGTTAATTCTAGATTCTTAGTTCTAATTTTTTGTTCTTCATCATAATTGATGTTGTTAATTGGTAGTGCCATGTTTAATTAATTTTAGTTAATATTTTAGCTAATTGTGCTCACTCTGTATTTTCACGGGCTTGTGACCGTCCTTGGCTACATTAAGCACGAATTAGGGGATTACAAGTCCCAAAGTAATACCATCAGGTTTTTACACCTGTAAATCTCGATACATATTATACATCTCCCAATGTATTCTTATAATTACTAATCCACTTGGACGTCATAATTACATCAAATAATCTACTACAGATTAAAATATACTATCATCAGTCAAAGGCGTGACATCATAGATAGTTTAGTATCATACTAACAATCAGTTTGTTTTTACTTAATTATTAGTTATTACTTTAGATGTATCCAACTGTTAAGTTAGTGAAGCTATAACATTTGTTATAACCTATTCGTCTGGATGACTATACATCTCTGTCCACTCTTGCTAGTACAAGTGTTAACGACAGTTCTAATTCTAAGGAGTCTTGCAATACTCCCTACGCTATTCTGTTCTGGTCTCTATTACCGAGTGTGGTAGCCAGTTCCCCTATTTATCCACTTTTTACTATTAGTCTCCTGTAAGGACACACTAATAGTCATATTTAAAATAAAGAATAGTCCACATGCCTTACGGTTTACCACTGCAGGTTGTTATCCAAGACGTTCTACTATTCTTTATTTGTGTTTAGTTAATGTTTAGGTTAAAAACTATCATGAGTGTCTTAGGTAATTATTTAGACTATTAGATACACACGACCTAACCAAGACCATTACCCTTGGATCTCTCATGATAGTTATTATAAAACAACAACAGTAAGTTTACTACATGTTCTAGGTGAATATTAGAATATTCGATAAGTTTTAAATGTGGTTTCATCATCAGAACACTCCACTTTACCTTACCTGTTGTTGTTATAATGCAACCGTTGCCTCTATCTCTGGTCGGTTAACTACTAAGCACCAACTAGTATTTATGCTTTTCGTGATTATTATAAGTTGCATTTGATTAGAAATGAACAGTTTCTACACTTGTTCAGGTGTTATTATTTTGTAACTATGGTTGTCCCAGAGTTTACGACTACATCTTCTTACAAGTGCAGTTGTTCTTCCTTCTAATGGAGTTTCATGTACATATTCTACAAACTTGTCATGTTTTTTAACAAGTATACAATTAGATCTTCCAGACTCCATGTTAATTATTATACATCCTTCATTTCCTAAAGAGTATTCATTCATATTTATTCTCATAGTGTTATATTGTATTATATTAGTATTCTAGTTAATTGTCAAATTGTGTAGAAAAGTGGTGAATGTGATGTGGTACACACACTAACGAACAGTGTAATATACCACCCCACCCATAGATTAGTAACAACATTGTTACAATCCCCACCTATATAAAAAAAAGAAGAAGTCCTTAGACTTCAACTTTTAGTGGTTTACCAGAATTGATTTCGTCCCACCTGTCGAAGGCAGATTCAAGACTGGTGTACACAACTTTTTCTTTGGTGTGAGTATCAGTTTTGGAATCAAAGGATTCTTCCGTGATTCCTACTCTACATGGTGTTCCGTTCTTGTCCACTTTAGTGTCAAGAACTTTTACTACTGTTAGTATCATAATTAAAAGTATTTTAGTTAGGATAGTTAATATTATTTGTGGGGGGTACCCTAAACCCCCAACACTAGCCGGGGTGTCTGTACAAGGAGGACCGTACGCTCACAGATCTACCTCAAAAAAATTTTTTATATTTTATTTTTTTATTCCATTTATTTTATTTTATCTTTGCACCGCAACAATATTCATCCCTCGGTAACCAAAAAAGGGAAAAGACATCGGATTGTAGGGCTAAATAAGTCTAGAGTTTTCTCCGGTAGTTGCAAAAGAACAAGTGTATAAGTTCTAGTTGGGGTAAATTACACATAGGTAAGTGTGATGAATTAACATCAGTTTTATTATCCCTGGGTCTCTGTAAAAAGAAGCACTGCTAGAGTGAAATCCAAGTTTGAAAGAGAAATCCTAAGGGGGATAACTATATCCTAATCAAAAATACTGTAAAACATTTGGAAGTATAAAAAAATTGTTTATATATTTGCACAAAAATATATAGATATGAAATTTATACCAAACGGATCGTGGGTTGTCCTACCTGACCCAAGTAAAAAGAAAACAGATTCTGGAATTATCTTAGATGATAAGACTGCCAGAAAACAATCAACTAACATTTTAGAGGTATTGGCTGTAGGCCCACACTGTACTTTTGTAAAAAAAGGTGATACTGTTATGGTTGATCCTAGAACAGAAGCTGTAATTGCAAATATAGAAGACACGCAATACTTATTAGTTGGAGAACATCAATTATTAGGTAAGTGGTAAAAGGATCTGTTACAATAGACTTAAAAGATTACCACGCTTTACTAGAATCAGCAGAAAAAACGATAGAAGTAAAAGAAAAGTTTTTTACAGCCGGTAAAGAACTGCAGGTTTTTTTGTCTTTTTTAACGTCTAGAGTAGATATAGAGAAATATGTAGAGGAATTTAACAGACAATCTAAAACATCTAGAATAGTCTTTGAAGGTACAACAGCAAAAATAGAATTAAAAGATGAATAAAAGAAAAATAACAGTTAATATAGATAGTACCTATAAATATTTGCAATTATGGAATGGCATTTTTAATTTAACAGATAAAGAGCTTTCTATTTTAGCATCTTTTATAGATACTAATATAATTAAAGAGGATATTAACATATGTAGTGTATCTAATAAAAAATCTGTAGCTAAAATAATGGGAATAAAAGATTATAATACTTTAAATAACTATGTAAAAAAATTTAAAGATAAAGGAGCGATAATACTATCAAATAATACTTATAAACTTAATCCTTTTTTAAATCCAGATACAGATTCAGTAGAAATAACAATATCAAGAGGATAATGTTTAGCTTACTAGTAGTTAGTTATTATAATATAGATATATATGAAATTTTAATTATACAATCACCTAGTGGAGATTTATTATCAATAAAAATAGAAGAATATGAGCCAGAACAACGAGCAAAAGCCCCCGAGCATTTTCAAAATGATGAAAACGTTCACTAATGAGTTAGCAAATTGGATAAAAGAGGGGGCACCAAATGTAACACCAGAGTCTTATGCAAAAAGATTAGATATATGTAACGAATGTGAACACATAAATAAAGTATCAATGAGATGTATGGCTTGTGGTTGTTTATTAGAGCATAAGGCAAAGTGGAGAACTACAGATTGCCCAAAAAAGAAATGGCCTAAAGAATATACAGACGATTTACCTAAGCCAGGAGATGAGCAGGAATAAAAAATTAATTATATACTATTTGGCAAATAAATATAATTTATCATTAAGCAAAATAGAAAAAATAGTTAACCATCAATTTAAATATGTAGAGAAGATAATGAAAGAAGGTAAATTTGAAAGTATTCGTTTACCATATTTTGGTAAATTTTCTGTAAAACAAAGTAGATTAAAGCATATAAATAAAAACAAAAATGATAAGGATAAGATTTAGAGCTTGGATAATACACAAACTAGTAAAACTAATATATTGGTTTGGAGGTTTTGTAGCTCTAGAACCTTTAGTGTTTTTTAGACCTGCTTATATAAAAATAAAAGATTTAGAGTCTTATAAAAAAATTATAAGAAAATATTGTGGTAATTCAAATAGATATAAGTGGGATTTACTAAAAAATAGTATTAAGGAAGAAGGTTTAAAAAACAACTTATCTGTATATTATACTTATCATGATACTAGTACTAAAATGTATGAACTTGTTGATGGTCATCACAGAGTTGCAATATTAAGAGAGTTATATGGTGACGATTATAAGATTAAAGTAAATTTATATGTACCAGATCCATTTGATGCTTATTACAAATATAATTTACTAAATAGATATGGAGGAAAAATGTCTGACAAAGAATTAAATGATGTAACATATAAAATAAAAAAACAATTTAACAGTGAAAGATGATTTAATATATATAAATGATGGTGTTGCAATGCCAAGTTCTTACGCTTTAACTATTTTAGAGTTTAAAGATTTATCAGCTACTGAATTAGCTTTTGTATACTTCATGGTAGACCATAGATCACCTTTTTCAATATATGACTGGGACCAACGTATTAGTGAAGTAAAAAATAGTATCTTTGGTGACAAGAAAAAATGGAAACCTTCTGCAAAAGTGCTTGCAGCTTGTGATAAATATGATAAATTAATAGAAACATCTTCTGTAAGATTGTTAAAAGCAGCTAGAACTTCTATTGTTAAGTTAGAAAAGTATTTTAAGGATATAGATTTACATTTAATGGATGACAATGGTAGACCTATATTTCATGCAAAAGATTTAATAGCTAACTTATCTAATATGGGTAAAGTTGTAGACGGATTAACAAAACTTGAGGAGATAGTTAAGAAGCAGGAGCAAGCTGCTAATACAAACAGAGGTGGAATAGAAGTTAATAAATATAGTATGTAATGGATTTTTTAGAAGACATGGAACTCTATGAAGAGGCAATGAAAAACGCTTATCAAATTATAACTAAAAAGAAAACTTTAGATGACATTTACTATGATCTAGAAGAAGGAAAAATAAATAGATTACCACTACCTTTTGACCCTCTTAGTGAGGATGGTAGAAGTGAAGATGTAATAGATGTTGTTATAGAGTATTTTACTAGTATAGAAGAATACGAAAAATGTGCAGAGTTAGTTAAAATTAAAAATAAATGTTTAAAAACACCGATAGAGTCAGAAGATCAGCAATATCTTTTATAGATAATGGTTATTATACAGCTGCTTTACCTGGAACTAAAGATTATTATGATTTTTGGGACGAGGAAAGAAACAGATGTTTGTATGGATACACAGATGGTGATATAAGTGTTACAGGATTTCATTATTTTTACCTAAACTATTGTCCTATTGACAGAGCGGTAGATGAAATAATGCCAGATGGTACTGTACAGTCTAAACGTGAGCGTACATTCCCTAGATTTTACGATGGTGACTGGGAATATTTCCAAGAGATAGATAAAGCAAGAGCACAGAACAAACATATGATTGTTTTGAAAGCAAGGCGTAAAGGATATTCTTATAAAGCTGGATCTATGCTTGCACGTAACTATTTTTTTGTACGTAATTCTAAAAACTTTGTATTTGCATCACAAAAAGAATATTTAATTGGTGATGGATTACTTTCTAAAGCGTGGGAGTTTTTATCTTTTATAGATGACCATACTGCATGGGCACAACCAAGATTGAGAGATAGAGAAATGACTAAAATGGCTGGATATAAAAAGAAAGTAAATGGTATAGAGATAGAAATGGGTATGAAGTCACAAATTATGGGGGTATCACTAAAAGATAACCCAGATAAGGTAAGGGGTAAGGCAGGTGAGCTAGTATTCTTTGAAGAAGCCGGATCATTTCCTGGATTATTAAAAGCATGGGAGGTGACTATGCCAACAATGCGTCAAGGAGCAAAAACATTAGGATTAATGATTGCATTTGGTACAGGTGGTACAGAAGGCGCAGATTTTGAGGCTATGGAAGAGATATTTTACAACCCAGAAGCATATGATTGTATGAACTATGATAATATATGGGATGAAGGAGCAATGGGTAGTCAATGTGGATATTTTATACCTATACAAAAAAATTTAGATGGATTTATAGATGATGAAGGTAATTCTTTAGCAAATAAAGCTATAGAATATGAAAAAGAAATGAGGGAAAAGAAGAAAGGTGCTGCAGATGCAAAATCATTAGACCAATATATAGCTGAGCACCCTTTTTCTCCTCAAGAAGCTACATTACAAGTAACAGCTAATTTATTTGATGTAGCATCTTTACAAGAACAGTATAATAACATAAAAGCAAATAATTTACACTCTGTAGGTACAGTTGGTAGATTATATTATGCATCTGACAATCAAATTAAATTTAAACCAGACGGAGATCTAAAACAAATACTAAAATTTCCACATAGAAAAGATGATAATACTACAGGAGCTGTTGTTATATATGAATCACCGTATAAAAATCAGAAACAACAAGTTCCTTTAAATATGTATGTAATATGTCATGACCCTTATGGTCAAAATCAGTCTGCAGATAGCTCATCTTTAGGAGCGGCGTATGTATTAAAAAGACCAAACAATATTTCTCATCCTGATGATATTATTGTAGCATCTTATGTAGGTAGACCAAAAACACAAGATGAATATAATAGAAATTTGTTTATGTTAGCAGATTATTATGGGTGTAAGATAGGATTTGAGAACGATCGAGGTGAAGTAATAGCTTATGCAAAAAGACATAGAAAGTTACATAAACTACAGGAAGAATTTGAGATGTTAGATAAAAAAGAATTGAGAAGTAGAAATGTAAAACGTCAATATGGTATGCATATGACAGAAGCAAGGAAAAGGCAAGGTGAGATATATATAAGAGATTGGTTAAATACTGTAAGAAGAACTGATGAGAATGGAAATAAATTATTAAACTTGCATAAGATATATGATCCTGCATTATTAACAGAGTTAATTAAATTTAATCATGCTGGTAACTTTGACCGGGTAATGGCGTTAATGATTGGTATGTATCACACTAGAGAATTGTATAATGCAGAAGTAAAAGAAATACTAGAAGATAGGTCAGCCGATAAATGGTTTGATCAAAATTATTATTAATATGAATAAATGTAAAAAGAAAAAACCTTATAACCCTCTACCAGAATACTTAATGATAGGTCCATCAAACATACACGGGGCGGGAATCCTAGCTAAAGAAGATATTCCGGGAGAGGTAGTTATAGGTATAAGTCATGTGTACGACCCAAATTTTCAACATGATTATATACGTACACCTCTAGGTGGTTTTATAAACCATTCTGATAAACCTAACTGTGAGTTAATAGATGATGATGAAAATACGGATTATAAAAAATTAAAAACCATAAAAAAAATAGAAACAGGAGAAGAATTAACTTTAAAGTATGGTTTATATGATATATGTAACTACTTGTAGTGTTATATATATAATAAAAGGTTTAAAATATTTAGTAGTGTAAAAAATCAACAAAATATAACTAATTTTGTAAACTATGGGATACGATAAAATACCTAGGCAGAAACTGCCTATGAGCAAAAAAACAAAAAAGTGGAGAGAGTCTTGTGTAGAAGCATACATAGAGCTTTCTAATTCAGGTAGAAGTTCTGGAAGTAATAGAAAAGAATCTCTACAACAACTATATGAATACTATAACGGTGTAATTGACGAGGCGGATTATAAATACGTGCTAAAACCATACGGTAAAAGCCGTAGTAACTTCCCTTCTGAAATGCGTAATTATCCCATAATTAAACCTATCGTTGATCTTTTGTTAGGTGAGAAATCCAAAAGACCTCTCAATTTCACTGTTACAGTACAAAATGCAGACACAGTTTCTACTAAGGAACAGGCTTTAAAAGATTTGATATATCAAAACTTTCAAAAACAATTTGCAAATGAATTGATAAAAACAGGCAAGTTTCAAGGAGAGCTAAACGAGGTGCAACTGCCTAAACATATACAAGAACAATTTGAAGCATCCTATGTAGACAATAGAGCAATTAAAGGACAACAAGCTTTAGATTATATTATGCATAGTCAAGAACTACATGATAAATTTCAAAAAGCATGGTTTCATTTTTTAGTTTCTGGAGAATGTTATACACATAGAGGTGTAAGAAATAATGAACCGTTTTATGAAGTATTAAACCCACTTGACGTAGACTATGACCTTGACCCAGATTTAGATTTTGTAGAAGATGGTGATTGGGCTATTGTTAGAAAATATGTACACGCATCTAGTGTAATAGATTCTTATTATGATTATTTAACTGAACAACAAATACTAGAATTAGAAGAGCCAAGACATTCTGAGTCTGACTCATATTTTTTATATACTAATTCTATGAATAAAGATCCAAATGCATATAGAAATAGATTAATAGAAGTTGCACATGTATATTGGAAATCTAGAAAAAGAATTGGATTTTTATCTTTTAACGATCCTCAGACAGGAGCTATGGAAGAAAAAATAGTAGAAGATGGATTTAGAATGTCAGAAGATCTTAAGATGATAGGAGCTAAAATGGATTGGAGATGGGTAAACGAAGTTTGGGAAGGAACAAGAATTGATGGTAGGATGTATGTTAAGATACACCCAGTAGTAAACCAAAGAAATGATATAGATAATAATTCTGTTTGTAAACTTCCTATTAATGGTATTAGATATTCTAATATAAACTCTTCAAATATATCTTTAGTAAAATTAGGTATACCTTACCAGTTAAATTACAATATATATAAATATAGATTAGAGCTTGCAATAGCTAGAAGTAAAGATATTATTGCACAGTTTGATATAAATATGATTCCTAAAAAATGGGACATGGATAAGTTTATGTACTATGTAGAAGGAACAGGTATTGCTTGGGTAGACTACAATAAAGAAGGAATACAACTAAATCCACAACACCAATCTGTTATGGACATGTCTATAAAAACAATAGAACAATATATTGCTTTGTTAGAGTCTATAATGCAAGAATGGGAAAAATTATCTGGAGTAAATAGACAAAGACAAGGACAAGTAGGTAGTTATGAGGGTAAAGCAACATCACAACAGGCTATCGTACAATCATCACATATTACAGAAGACTTGTTCCGTAAATTTAACAGAATGGAACAAAGAGATTTACAAGGTTTGATTGACTATTCTAAAGAAGCTTGGTTAGGAGGAAAGAAAACTATGTACATGATGCCTGATGGTACAACAGATTTTTTAGATTTAAATAGTTTAACTCACATGGAGTCTAACTATGGTATATTTGTTTCTGACTCTGGTAAAGAGCAGGATAAACTAGAAGCAGTTAAAGCTTTATCACAATCTATGATACAAAACGGAGTTCCAGCATCTACTATTACAGAAATGTTTGATTCTTCTAGCTTTACACAAATAAAACATAAAATTAAATTAGCTGAGCAAGCACAAGAGAAATTAGCACAACAACAACAAGAAGCTCAACAACAAATGGAGCAGGCTAAACTTGATCAACAAGCTAAAGAAGCTGACAATGATAATATGAACAAAGAGAAAGATAGAGAAACTCAAATCAAAGTCGCTATGATACATGCTAGAGATAATGATACTAATGCTAAGTTAAATTTAGCAAAAGGTATGAGAGAGTTAGACATTAAAGACAGAGAAGTTGATATTAAAGCTAGAGAAGCTGAAGGAAAAGTACAAACAAATAGAGATAATGCAAATCTTAAAAGAGAAGAACAAAGATCTAAAGAAAAAATAGCTAGAGAAAAAAATAGAGCAGATATAAATAAATCTAAATCTAAGGATAAATAATGCTGAGTTCTAAGGAACAGATGGAAATAATCAAAGCAGCTATTGATAGAAAATATCAAGGTCCTGTATATGAATTGATAGAACAGGCTATGATAGAGCGTGCTGCTCAGATAGAACAAAAGCAAAAAGAAGGAGATCAAAATCAACCTTTACAACCAGTATCTTTAGGGTCTATAGATCCAGAAGTTCAGGAGCCAACATCTACAGAAAGAAATATAATAATGCCTGGTCAATATAAAGATGGAGGTGTAAAAGAAGATAAAGATCAAGTTGCATTAAATGTTTATTATCCAGAGGTAGAGGTAACTGGGAATCGTTTAGAGCCTGCAATAAGTGGTGGTGATATATCTGAAGTAACTACTGAACCTAAAAAAACTTTGCTAGATAAAATTAAAAATGTTGGTTTGAATTATATTAATCCTTTATTAATTGCAGACAATACATTACAAGCTTTAAGCATACCTTCTAACATTATTAGAGAAAGCATAGAAGGTATAGGTGGTAAAGGAGATGCTAAGTTTAATTGGAAAGATATTATTCCAGATGTATACAATACTACTATATTTGATGAGGATAAAAAACAAGAACCAGTTTCAAAAACATTAGGTGTAGAAGGCTTTTTTCCAAGTTTGCTTGTTGATCTAGCTACAGATCCTACAACATATGTAGGCGCAGGAGTTGTTAAAAATCTTGTACAAAAAAGTGGTAAAACAATTTTACCTAAAGTTGGAAAGCAGGTAAAGAAAATAAAACCAGGATATAAATCTCAAAGCCCTACTACAACTACAACAACAACTAAACCTACAACAGCTAAGGTTGATAAACCTAAAAACGATATAGTAACCAAAGAAAATATAATTACACCTACAGCTAAAGAAGATAAACTTATTAATGAGGCTCTAGACAATTCTTCTAACTTTTATCAAAAACAATTTGAGGGGGCTGTTAATCAGAAGAAATTAGATGAGATGGGTCCGTATGGAGATCAAATAAGACTTAATTATAAAACTAGTCTAGACCTTGGGACTTTTGGATCACAGACTCGTTCAGGGTTGGGTAGTGATATAAGTCAAATGGGCTATTCTACCACGTTAGATATTAACAAAATTGGTCAAAGACGTGCTGTAGATTTTGATGGTGATTTAAAATTTCTAGACTATGACGCACCTAATCCTAGAGTAAGTTTTGTAAATAAAAGTCAGAGTCTTATGGGATATAGGCAGAAAAGTAAATTTAGTGTAGGTAAAAATATTGGTGGTAAGATAAAAACTCAAGCTGATGTTGATGATAATTTTGTAAAAAGTCTTGGAGAAACTGATATTCATGAAACCTCTCATAATCTTGGTATGCCTACCAATTTTAAAGCATACTATAGACCCAGCAAAGGAGAGAATGCAGGTAAAATTGTAAGTTATAATCTCCACCCTAATAACATGTTTACTCTTCACAGAAACAAAAATTTAGTTTTTGACCCAAGGCAACCTGCAATAAGATATGGAGAGGGTATAGCTACAAAAGTTACTGATGAGGGTGTAACATTTACAACAAAATGGAATCCAAAAAAAGAACAATTTGACACAGAGTTTGTTAAAAAAAGTGATTTGCCTGTAGATCAATACAATCTCTTGAATACTATGAAAAACAAACCAAGTAGCCAAAAAAGGTTTAAGAATTTTTTTGAATATAAAAGGCAACCCCTTGAAATAGTTCCTAATATGCAGGCGTTTAAATATCAGGGTAAATATACAGATGACCTTTATGGAAATATTGGTTCTGGTACTGCTGACAAACTTTATGGTAAATTAAAAAATTCTGATCGTACGCAATGGGCTTTATTTAGAGATAGTAAGGCGTTTCAAAATATATTTAATAAATCTACTTATGGTGCTGTGCCTGTTGGAGGTATAGGTGGGGCAACTATATTTAATAATAAAGAAACTAGCACAGGTTATAGGAAAGGAGGTTTTAAAAAAGAAAATGGTGGATTTAAAATATCTTTAACAAAAGAAGGTTTTCGTCCTATAGATGATCAGTTCTTTTCTAGATATAGATATTACAAAGGTAAAAGTTGTGAAGAAACAGATTCAGCATGTTCTTACAGACCAAACACTACAATAGGGTTTAATGCAGGAGATAGATCTTTATTTGCATCATATACTCCAGAAATTGAAGTTCCTCTTGGAGGAGATAGAATAAGAACAGGTGGGGGTATCTTAGCACTAGGCACAAACTTTGAAGGAACTTTAGATAAGGATTTAAATATTGATAGCTCTATAACAGGTACTGGTAGAATTGGTTGGAACAGATATGAACGTAGACAAGAAAATCAAGGATTAATAAATCCTTTTACTGGTAAGAGAATGGACAAAGTTAGACCACAAGTAGAAGCTGGTATTTATGGTAACTATGATTTACAAAATAAAAATATAAAAGATGTTGGTTTGTATGGAAGGTATGGAGCTTTGTCAGGTAATTTAGGATATGACTTAACAGACAAACAAGTCAAAGCTGGAATAGGATTAAAATTTAAAGAAGGAGGGAAAAAAAGAAAATGTAGATATGGATGCTGGTAAAGTGTTATATAATAATAGAAAAACCAAAAAATAAAAAACTATAAAAAATATAGATATAATTACTAATTTTGTAAACTAATAAAACAATAAATATATGGACCCAAATGAAAAAATACAACTAGATGACATCTCTTTTGACGATGTTATTGCTGGTGACGGAGTAGCTACAGAAACTGTAGAACCCGTAGAAGAAACCAAAGAAGAACAACAACCTGTAGAAACTACAGAAGAACCTTTAGAGGATATTGCGTTAGATGATACCGAAGAGGAAGAGGAGGAAGAAGTAGAAGAAGAGGAGTATGAAGAAGCTGAGGAAGAGGAATCTTATGAGGATGATGAAGAAGGTGAAGGATACTCTACAGTAGTTGGAGAAGTTTTAGATAAACTAGGATATGACCTAGAAGGTGATAGCTATGATGACACAGCTGAAGGTTTGGCAAATATGACTGCAGACGTAGCATCACAAATGGCTGATGAAAGAATTGATAAAGTTCTTGAGGCGTTTCCTTTAGTTAAAAAACATTTAGATTATGTTTTAGCTGGAGGAGAGTCACAAAATTTTATGGAAGCGTATGACCCTAACTTGGATTATAATCAAGTTAACATTGAAGAAGATGACCACAGGTCTCAGAAAGCAATATTAGGAGATTACTTAGAATTAAAAGGACATGATCAAGACTTTATTGAAGAGATGTTAAATGACTTTGAGGATACAGGTAAATTGTATCAAAAAGCAGAAGCTGCTCGAGGAGCGCTTGCTAAACATCAAAACAGTCAAAGAGAACAGTTGGTAGAAAGACAAAGAAAAGAAACAGAAGCAAGACAAGCAGAGGTACAAAAATTCTGGAACAATGTTTCTGATACTATTGAGGATGCAGATTCTTTTGCTGGTATAGCAGTACCAAAAAAAGACAAAGAAGACTTTTTTGACTATCTATCAACACCTGTAACCAAAGAAGGTTACACACAAAGAGACATAGATCATGCAGAAGCTGATATGGAAATAAAATTAGCTATTGACTATCTAATGTACACAGGGTTTGACTTAAGTGATTTAATATCTACTAAAGCTAAAACTCAAAATGCTAGAACGTTGAGAGAACGTATTAGTAGAAATGAAGATAGAGTTAAATCTACTCGAAGATCAACAAGAAGAAGTAAAAATGTTGATTTAGATAATTTAGATCTATCAATTTAATAACGGCAATTCTTCAAGGAGACTTGAATTTTGTATATAACTTTAAAAAATAATTAGAATATGGCAATTAACGGAACAAACATAAGCGTTCAAAAAACGTTTTACAATGACTCGCAAATGACAGACATGAACAGTCTATCAGCTGCATTGTTGGCAAAACCGACTGAGCTGTCTCCAATTATTACTCATTTAGCAGGAAAAGACGATAAAAGATTTCCACTATCTTTCTTAACGGAAGGTGTTGGTAACGTAAAATCTATTGACCGCTTGGAGTATGAATATCGTGTGGCAACACATAGATTGAGAACGAGACCAGTAGCGGCGACACCAGCATCAACTTCAAATGTTGGTCTAGGAGGAGCAAGCTTCGAGCTTGAATTCCCTGACAAGCATTTTGTATTTCCATACGTATTAGTATCTCAAGGAGGTACTCAAGCACGTATAATGAAAGAGCCTCAGCAAGTGGCTGGTGGAACTTCATACAAGTATACATTACAATTAGTAAATCCAGCAGCTACAGCAACTGTTGCAGCAGCAGATATTACAGTAGGAGCTCTTTGGGCTCAAATGTATGCACCAGTAGGAACTGACTTCTCTAGAGGTAATGCTTCTAACTGGGAAACTCCAGGTAAAGTAAGAAATAAACTAACTACAGTTAGAAAATCTTACCACATGTCTGGAAACGCTAAAGATTATGTAGCAGAGTTTGCTCTACCAACTAAAGGTGGATCTACTACTAAACTTTGGATGGACTACGAAGAGTACTTACACATGCTTGACTTTAAAGAAGAGTGTGAAATGTACTACTGGTATGGTCAAAAGACTTATGACTCAAACGGGATCACTTACATGAAAGATGAAAATGGTCAACCAGTTGTTGTAGGTCCTGGTCTATTAGAGCAAATAGTAAATAAAGATACTTACTCTACTATGACTGAAACAAAAATTAAAAACATCATCGGTGATTTATTTTATCAAATGACTGATGCTGCTCAAAAACAAGTAACTCTTTACACTGGTACTGGAGGTGCTAGAGAATTTGATGAGGCGTTAAAAGCTCACTTCTCAGCTGCAGGTAATGCATTTAAAGTTGGAGGTGAAAATAGATTCATCACAGGTTCTGGTAGATCATTAGGTTTAACTGGTTACTTTACTACGTACGAGCACGTAGACGGACACACTGTAAATGTGGTAAAATTACCATTATTTGATCATGGTGCGGTTGCTCAAGCTCGTGCAAAACACCCTGTTACTGGATACTCTTTAGAATCATACAGAATGGTATTTGTTGATCAATCAAATTATGATGGTCAGAATAACCTACAAATGATTTCTAAGAAGGGCCGTGAGGCGATGAGATGGTGTGTAGCTGGATCTGTAGTCCCTAGAGGATTTAGTTCTACTGACGCTAGAGCATCTGATGTTGATGGGGCGTCTGTACACATGTTAAAAACTGCAGGTATCGCATTAAGACGTTTTGATACTTCTTTAGACATTGAGTGTACAGCATCTTAATTTGGCATTAATTTGCAGTCTATATATTGGTTTTTGATTAAGGTTGTGGGGGAACAATCCCCCACATCTTTAATTACAATTATATAATCGGGGAGTTATTCTTTACACCCACTAACTAAAACTTTAAAAGAACTGAATTATGGAAAAAAAAGTGTATTTAAGGAGAAAAGACCTAGATGGTCATCTACCTAAAGCAGTAAGAGCAGAAGCTACAATGAAATTAAGTAGTGTGTTTGTAAACAGACAACCACTTAAACCATTTAGCTTAGCTGAAGAAAAAAAGTATATGGAAGGAATTTTAGATGTTAATCCTGATCATGTTGATTGGCCTAAACATTCTAAAAAATTCTGGGCAGAACTTACAATACCTGTTGGTTTTACAGGAGTAGAACTAGAAATAGGAAAAGATGAAAATGGGAGACCATTAAATATTATGGATTTTATTAAGTACAATTTTGCACTTAAACACCCTCATGTATCTTTAACTAAACAGGAAATGGATAAAGATTACAATAAAAGATTTTATATCCAAGATCTTACAAGAGATGATAAAGTTAAAAATAACCTTATCAAACTTAAGAAAGACGCAGATAAAGAATTTATTAAAGTATCTTCTAATCCTTCAAACATGAAGAGAATACTAAGATTAATGTCTAATACTAATCCTGCTAGGATGAGTTTAGAACAAATTGAAAATGCTCTTTATGAAATTAAGAATAAAGAACCTAAAAGATTTATTAAAATTGCAACTGATAAAAACTTAGAACTAAAAGCAGAGATTGAAGAAATGGTTTCTTCTGGGGTTTTAAGAAAGATTGGTAATCAGATAATTTTTATAGACGAGGTTCTTGGTGATACTACAGAAGACACTGTTGTTCATTTAAAAGACAAAAAGAATTCTGGTAAATTAACAATACTTAGAGCAAAACTCAAAGAATTAGCATTAACATAATATGAATGTAACAGAAATGCATATAGCAGTACAGCAAGGAGTGGATAAAATAAATTCACTCCAAGCTGACATGCTATTACCTCAAGAAATAGATATAGAATTAAATAAATCTGTTTCTAGATTTTTAAACACGAAGTACGGAAAAAACAATAAATATGGTAGGGGTTTTGAAGAAAGCCAAAAAAGAATAGATGATCTTAGAAGTTTGGTTAAAGAATATTCAGCTCCAGTAATTTTTAAAGAGCAATATAGTGACAGATTTTGGGTAGATCAATTTAGATTACCTTCTGATTATCTATATTTAGTAAATCAAAGGTCTGAGGTTTTTACAGATATTAACTGTGATCCAATATCATTTTCTTATGATGATAATGACCCTACAGCATACTATGTAATGCCTTTGACTGAATTACATGATGGAACTAATATGGCTGAGGGAGCAGCAATTATGGCTGATCCTTCTGATCCTAGTTTAGGATTTAATTATGTATTTGTAAATCAAGGTACATATACATACCCGCAGGATATACAAGCATTTAAAGATTTTTTAATAGACCCAGCTAATTGGCAACCAGGTATACAAGTATATTGGGAACAGTATGGTCAATTACAATTTCCTAATTCTTTTATAATTATAGTAGACTTTGTAAATACTATAACATATCTTAATTGGGATGCGGCAGATCCTCAAGCTAATGCTACAGCTCCTACTTTAGTAACACCTATAATTACATCTTATCCAGGATCTACTGGACCAGAAGATGATGCCAATGGAGTTATCTATGTTCAATACACTGAAAACGGATTAGGCACAAAAAGATTACCTCCTGCATTTGCAGTGAGAAAATTTGCAACAAACAAATTTATACAACACGACGACATATTTACCTTATTAGATGATCCTTTTAATACTACAAAATATACATCACCATTAACAACTATGCGTGGAGAATATATTGACTTGTATACGAATGATATATTTATAATAGACAAGGTAAAAATAACATATATAAGAAAACCAAGGCAAATTTCACTAACTTTGGGGATTAGTTGTGAACTTCCTGAACATACTCATCAAGAGCTTGTGGACATGACAGTTAGCAGCATTTTAGAGGGAATTAGTGACCCTCGATACAAAACTCACGAAGCAGAAGTGAGTAAAAATGAATAAATATTAATTTAAAAAAATAGAAAAATGGCAAGACATTTGTTTATCGGAAACGAGGTTGCGGTTAGCTACACTAATGGTGTATTAGCTAATGGTGCTCTTGATGTCCAAAAATTAAGTGCTTCAGGACCTACAAGTATGGTAGCTGGAGACACAGTAGCAGACTCTCCACAATTTAGAATTGTACAGGGTAATGGAACAACTAATATTGTAAGTCCTTGGATTTATGGTAAAGATGTGATTAACTGGAGTGGTAAAGGTCACGCTGCACAAACTGCGCAAGTTAGAAATGGAGCATTAACTACTAATGCAACAATTGCTGGTGAGCACACTTTAAAAATCATAAACAAAACTAACGGTAACGAACCTTTTGAAATGAAGTCATATACAATTAGTGTAGCTGCAAATGCAACTCCAACTCAACAGTGTATAGATTTTGCTGCTGCTATTAATGCTGATTTACCTCACTGGGTAAACAGTATTACTAACAACGGTACAGACATTGATTTTACTGGATTTAAAAAAGGTGAAGTTAAGGCTGATGGATCAGTTCAAGAAGATTTAGTTGAAATGGAATTAGCTTTTGAAGCTATTGATGGTGGCGGTAACGGTACTACTTTAGCAGATACAAATACAACTCCAGGATCTAGAGGAGTTGGTGATGGTTTTTATGTAGAAAAGATGGAAGATATTGCAAGAGGTGTTAACTATGGTTTTTACCACAGAGGTCACCTTCCAAATACTCCAGCTTTAGTAACTAATACTGCTAGTCCTTACGACATGTATCACATTGCAGCTACTAAAGATGGTTCATCTAATTCTCAAATTCACGGTGTTGATAATATTATTGAGTTTAATATTGCATTCGATAACGGTACAGGTTCTATAACGCAAGCGTTTGAGTCAGTACTAAACGGATATTTAGCGTCAGTAAATTTTGCACCAGTTAACTTATAATATTAACCTTTAAAATTTAAAAAAATGAGTAAATTATCAAACGTAAAAACAGCTTCATTTGACACTGGTGTTATGACATCTGCTGGAGACTATCCTTCTGGAGGAAGTGGAGTATATTTACCTGCGGGAGCTTTAGTTCTTCGTGCACATTTAAGTGAAATAACTACATTAGCTGGTGGTACAAATGTAAAGCTAGTTAGTGGTTCTACAGACTTAATGGGTACACTAGCAACTGGATCTATAGATGACTACAATGCTCTTACATTAACAGCAAATAAATTGTCTGCTGGAGGAGAGCTTAAACTAACTACTACTGGAACTTACAGTGGTGGTAGTAGAGCTATCTTACATGTAGAGTATGTAACTGAGATTGACGAGTAAAATCGTATAACTATATAAGACTAATAGGGGGCATAGTCCCCCTGTCAGTCTTTTTTTATAAAAATAAAATAATATGGGATTTAATATAAGCGTAGAAAACTCTTGTAAGTTAATAGCTATATCTGGAGACAGATACGATCAGACAGCTACACAAGCTGACATTGTGCTTGAAAATATGGAAGACGGAACTTCATACACAGTAACTATGGCGTATGATGGTTCAGGTAAAGGAACTTTAAATTTTCCTTCTGAAAACTTACCATCGCAGTATGGAGTGTATAGAGCATGTTTATCAGAAAACGGCCTAGAATATGGATGCAAACCATTTATAATTAAATGTAATATAGATTGTTGTTTAAACAAACTAACATACGAATTAATAGATTGTCATTGTGATTGTGCAAGATGTGCAACAGCTATGGCAAAAGCACAAAAAATATATTTACTATTACAAAGCGCTATTTCTTCTGTAGAGATTGCAGGAGAAAACCAAAGTAATTCATATTATATTGATATACTACATAAGTATAACAAAGCAAAAGAAATTTGTGATAACAGTTGTGGGTGTGATTGTTAATCTTATAATTAAACTTTAAAATGGCATACGAAGAAAATCCACTATCAGAGGAAGAACTTAGAGGGGCTGTAAGATCTAGAGACACAAGAGAGGCCCCTTCATCTGACAGAACACCAGCAGAAAGAGTTAAAGATGAGGTAGATGAAATAAGAAGATCAGCAGAAGAATCACAATACGGTTCTTCTTATGGTACATCTTTAATAGAATTATCTGCAGATGTTTATAGTAATCCTTTAAACCCTAAGACTAGAGAAAATTTAGAATCAAGAACATTTTTAGAGGGCAAGATAGGCAGAAGTAGTGGTATGGTAACTCCTGCTAGTACAGGTAAAAGATGGATTTCTGTACAAGCTTATAATCACAGGATTTTTGAAGATGCTTATGATACAGCTAATACAGACATAGGTTTAATTATTACTGTAGCTAAAAAACCAAGTACTGGAACTGGCTGGGATCCTGTTGTAGAAATAGTCGATATAACAAATTATACTCCCTCACAATGGCAAGGATCATTACCTCCTAACTCTTCTACTAAAGTATCTACTGTAAATACTACAGATAATATAAGTTTATACTATCAAAATAATGCATTTACTCCAGGCGGAGGAGCAACTAATATTCCGTCAACTAATGGTTATTTTGAGATAGATTTACAAGTAATTTTCCAATCTGGTCATATTGAGTATTTTACATCTCAAGGTTTTCAAAATGATAATGGACCAATATTGTGTCCTGTTGGAAATCGTTATCATACTATGCTTGATTATAATTGGGACCCGATGTCTTCTGGTGCTAATACTGAAAAGTTTAATCTTGTAAATGCATGTGGTAATAAGGCTAATACATACTTTTACAGTAAGGGAATGAATATTCTTAAAGGTGTAAATGCAATAGGAGACTATTCATTACTTACCAGATATGCTCCAATACACAATCCGTCAGGAACTTTAATAGAAGCAGGGTACTATAAAGAATATATTAATGGTGTTTCTCAAAGTGATAGTGCATTTATAGAGCTTGTAAATCAAGTACCATTTTCTTGGGGAGACCCTTTAACATCTTATTTAGGACAAAATGGTGTTATAACTCCAGATTATAATCAAACGCAAAGACAATCGTTTAAAAGAATTGATCTTTTATTTCAGCATAATAATACAAACTACCATACAGAGATTTTTGGGAATAATACTACAGGATTTATAGATGAAACCTGGTTTCAATCAAATTACCAAGGTATAACTTTATCTGGAGGTTTTGAAGGATATGACACTAGCTATACAAATAATGATATAAGTAGTTTTGAGCATATAAGAAATCGTGTGCAAGCTGCAATGCAAAAGCAGTATATATTTAGCTATACAGCATATTATTCAGAAAATATTACTTCATGCACACCATCGCAGTCAACTTCTTATACTGTTTGTGATAGTCAAGGTAATGCTAGTCATTATGTAACAACAGGTAAAGATTGTGCTGGTAATACAATTCCGGCTGCAGATTTACCTGGAGGTGCTAATAATGCTAATGTTTTGTTTATACATGATCAAGCTTGTTGTACTGCTTGTACTTTAACATTAACAGCAAATAGTATAGATGCTAGTTATGGAGGTACTGATGGTATTATTACTTGGAATGCTAGAGATTTAGGAGCTCCATCAGGAAATCCTTTTAATACTGGCAGTATGTATACTGTTACAGTAACAGATTCTAGTGGTGTAGCCGTAGGTGTAACTGCGCCATCAGGAGGTAATACATTTACAGATAATACTTGTGATACTAACACAACAGCTGGTACAGCTAATTTAGTGACTTGTGATCCAAGTAACAAAATTGTTCCTGGTATGCAAGTATCTGGAACTGGAATACCGGCTACTGGTACAGTTTTTGTAGGGGCAATAACGGCTGGTACAGTAAGTTCAAATGTAACTCAATTTTCATTAGTTGACACAGCAGGAGGACCTGTTAATGCAAATGCAATAGGTACTAATGTAACTTTAACGTTTTCAACAGGAGATACAGGACAACAAGGTAATTTAGCGCCTAATGATACTGCTAATCCTTTTTATACTGTATGCGTAACTGATGAGGATGGGTGTCAAGAGTGTGTTCAACTTGTAGTAAGAGAAGCTCCAAATGCGCCTACAGGTTGTACAGATAACACTGCTGTAAATTATGATGCAACTGCAATTATTGATGACGGTAGTTGTATTTTATGTAATGCAACTTCTGGATTGTTAGAAGATCCAGCTGGAACAAATACAACACCTTTATTTGGTAATACATATGCAGGATCTACTTCAGCAACCTGGAATAGTGGTTTTGGAGCTAGTGCAACACATAATAGTGATGGTACTTTATCAGTAAGTGCGTCGCCAATAGCGTCTGCTATGGCTTATATGGATTGGGATGCTAACTCTAAATTTGAAATACTATTATATAAAACTTTAAATCCGGGAGATCCAAGCACAGCAACAGGAGCAGTTCAAATAGGAGGAACTATAAACGCTGGTACTTTAGATATTGTAACAACAGCATCTCACACATTTACAGGATTAGCTTATGGTTACTATACTATAAGAGTTAGATATGTAGATACAAATACTGTTAGCACACTAGAAGATTGTTTTACAGAATTTTACGGTACAGTACAAGCACAGGTTTGTGATGCAATAGGAAACGCACATTATATGACTGTGCCATCAGATCTTGCTTTACAAGACCCACAAAACAGTTTACTTTGTTCTAATACTATACCTTGTTGTACACTACAAGATATTACAGAATCTTTTGATCTTGGAAATTGTAATCCAATATTATTTTCTAATATATTTTGTGACCCTTCAAGAACTGTAACAGTTACATGGTCATATAGTACTAATGGATCTACTTACACAAATCTTGGTAGCTACAATTTAGGTACTATAAATCCTGGATCAGGAGTAACAGCATATGCAGCTCCTGGAAATAATTATGCTTCAGGTCACTGGTTTGCGCAAAATGGAACGGGTTATTATAAAGTAGAAATAAGTGCTGTTACTGTTGGACATACTTCAAATACTTGTATAGAACAAAAGGTTGGTTATTTTACTTTCCCTGTAACAGGGTGTATGGATGCAAATGCACACAATTATAACCCAAATGCTGTATGTCCTGGACAATGTGCTTATCCTAGTTATGAGTGTGACCAAGCAACAGGACAATGCTATGATCCTTGGCAGGGTACATTTACAGGATACACTCCAGGTCAATACAATTGTTTAAATGGTCCTGGTTGTTGTAACTCTGCTTGTATTCCTCCAACTGTTTATGGGTGTACAGATTCGTGTGCAACAAATTATAATGCATTAGCAACACAAGACGACGGTTCGTGTACATATACAGCATGTTTAGACCAGCTAGCATCAAACTATTTACAAAATTGTTGTAATCAAAATTATTACGCTGCAAATCAAGTTGTAGGGCCAGACAATAGTTGTTGTATAAATCCTTGTACTAATCCAAATACTTTAGATGTAGTAACAACAGATGCAACTTCTACATGTACTGTATTTAATAATGATGGTACAGCAACTTTAACAGTTACAGTAAACACTGGGGCTACAACGTGGACTTGGGAACTTTTTGATGTGCAAGGAAATTCAATATACTCTGATGGTATTACATATACAGGGTCAGGATCAGCTCCAACGTATACTACATTAGGAACAGGAAGTTATAGCATTACAGTAACAGATAATTTAGGATGTGTTGAAACTAATAATTTTATAGTAGACAGTAATGGACCTACTGTAGGTTGTACTGATCCAAATGCAGATAACTACGATCCAAATGCAGTTTGTGATTGTGGTTGTTGTTTTATAGAAGGGTGTATAGATCCTAACGCTACAAACTATAATCCTAATGCAACCGTGCCTGATGGTAGTTGTGAATATGCAGATATACCACCTAGCCCATGTGTACCAGAATCTTTAGAAACAGAAAGATTTAAATTAGATATATGTATAGCTCAAAAAGGATCAAGATGGTTAAACAATTATAAAATAGGTAGAACAGATGATTGTTCGTTAATGAATAAATGGAAATTAATTCTAATAGATTATTTATTAAGTCAACATGAGCTAAACTGCCTGTTTAATTGTGCTGATATAGAATCATCAAGTGTATCAGCAGTTCAAGATTGTAATGCGTTATGGGTAACTGGAGGTCCTAGTACAGGGCAAAACCATGACCCTAATCATTTAGGAGCAAGTATAGTAAACCCAGGAGAAGGAACAACTATTACAGAATATGATGGTTATCCAAATGGTTGGTTTGGATATGTGCCAGGAGGTAGCCCTACATGTAATTTTAGTTTTGTAGGAGATGTTGTTAAATTTGATTTACCAACAGGACATCCACTGGCAACATGGTTAAATGGAACAATATGGACACTTACAGCAAATCCTGCTAATAATCCAACTGGAATGCATCAAGGTTGTAAACTATCAAAAATACAACATTATACACAATGTTTAGACTACAGATCGGTAACAATAACAACAACTGAAAATTATTACGATAAATATATTAACTTTGTAACTAAATTCTGTGCTGACTGTGACACCAAGATATTAAAAAATAAAACAAATTAAATATGGCAACTAACAGAAATATATATGATTTAAGAACACTAGCTAAAACAAGTGTAGATAGTAATGACTATTTAGAGGTAGCTAATCAAACAACTAAAGCGCCATCTAAGTTACTAGTGTCTTCTCTATTTCCAACATTTTCTACAACCGGTACTGGTAGTGAAAATATTTGGATTGATATAACAAATAAAAACCAACTAAATTTTAAAGGAATAAAGTCAGGAGATACTGGACTATTAACTGTAGCTACAACTTCTAACAATATAGTATTAACAGCTTTAGAAGCAGGTATAGATCTTAGTTTATGTAATAACACTTCATCAGGATTTATTTCTGGAATAGATTTTTCAGGAACAGTTACTGGAGAAAATTTAGTAATAAATGGTGGAACAGGATTATCTACAATTGCAAAAGGAGCTGTATTGTATGCAGATGCTACAGATTCATTAGCGGCTAGCACAGCAATGTCTACAAATGGACAATTACTTATAGGTAATGCAACTGCTGGTTATCCATCAGTAGCTACACTTACTGCAGGTAGTAATGTAACAATTACTAATGGTGCTGGATCAATTACAATAGCTGCTAGTTTAACAACTTTAGCTGCAGACTTAGATTGTGATAATAATGACATTGATTTAGGTACAGGATATTTAAGTTCTGATGGAAATCAAAATGGAATACGAGTTACAGGATCAAATGCATATATAGGGGCTTCTGGAAACTACCACGATTCAGATGTTTTAAATTTAGCTGGAGGTGGTATAAGATTTAGCAATACAGCATCTGTAGATATAAAACCTAATGCTACCACATCAAGCACAGCAGGACAGCCTGTTACAATTGAGGCTGGAAGCAGTGCTTCTGGTAATGCAGGTAAATTAACACTTAAGGGTGGTACTGCAGCATCAGGAGGAGGAAACGGTGGAGATGTAGAGATATATGGTGGTAGTGAAGCTGGAGGTACAGCTGCATCTATTAAAAATTATGTATATGATGGTTCAGGAAGTGCTGTAGAAAGTTTAACAGTAGAAGGAAATAGTGCTAATCCTAATGTAAAAGTATGTAAAGGTAATTTAGTAATTACTGAAGCTACAAAAGGTATTATACATACAGGTAGTGGTGTAGTTACACAGGCAACTAACCATAGTACAGATGTAACAATTAATTCAACATCTGGTGTTATTACTTTGGCTGGTGTAGCTTTAGCTGCAGGAGCAGAAGCAGATTTTGCAGTTACAAATAGTACTGTTCAGACAGACTCAGTTATATTATTAACTGTGCAGTCTCCAGCTGCTGCTAGCGCAACTGACAATGCAACACTAATAGCACAACTTGATGCAGTAGCTAACGGAAGTTTTAATATTAGATTAACTAATCCGGGAGCTGCAACAACATCAACAAACGCACACAAAATTCACTTTTTAGTGATAAACAATAGTTAATATTAATCAATAAATAAATAGACCAATGACAAAAACAATTAATGCAACAAAAGGAGAACTAGTAACAATTATAAATGGATTGTTTGGGGTTCAAGAATTAAAAGGTAAAAAATTTAGTTTAGTAGTAAGTAAAAATATTGCTATCCTAAAAGAAACTTTAAAAGATCTAGAAGACGCAGGTAAGCCGTCTGAAGAATTTTTAAAAATAGCTCAAGAGGTAAATGAAATTGCCACTAAAAATGAAGAAGGAGCTAAAGAAAAAATTGATAAGATCGAAGAAGATAACAAAGAGTTAGTTGAAGCTAGAAGAACTCAAATGGATAAAGTAGAAAAAATGATGCAAGAATCTGCAGAAGTAGAATTAAATACTATTGCAGAAGATCTTTTACCAGAAGATATATCAGCTCAACAAATTAATAAAATAATAAAAATAATAGAATAATGGCTATAAGAACAACATCAGAATCTTTATTACACGATAGCGCAATAGCTCTTAACAAAAGCTTAGGAATGCATGGTGTAGTAATGGTTACAGGTACTGCTACTACAACAGCAACATCTGGAACATATTTTGCAGTACAGTTTGTTACAGATTGTACTCCTACAACATTGACAATCTCTAATTCAACAACAGTAACTAGTGTGCAACACAAAGCAGGAACTGTTATATACGGAGACATTACAGCAATAACTGCAGGTAGTGGAGAAACTTATATATTATATAAAGCAAAATAATGTTAGGATTAGGACTAAGTAGAACTAAAAGCAGCCTTGTACCGGCACTTCCAGCATTTACAAATGCAGATCCACAAAATGACAGAGGGTTTGTTTTTGATGGTAATGGAGATTTTTTACAGGTTAATGATCATGATGATTTTTCATTTAATAATGCTGGCGCAGGTAACAATCCTTTTAGTATAGCTTTTTGGATAAAAAGAGATGGTACAGGGGCAAACGAAGCTCTTTTTTCTAAAGCAGCGACTAATAATTATGAGTACAGAGTATTTTTTCTAAATGATGATATTTATTTTGATGTTTATGATACTACTACTTCTAAATACACTCGTAAATACAAAGGCGGTATTGGAAATACTACTAACTGGCAACATTGGGTTTTTGTTTATGATGGAGGTTTAACTGGTCCAATTTTAACAATATATGTAAATGGTAGTGATATAGGGTCTTTAAGTAGTGGTTCTAGTGGTGGAGGTGGAGATATGGAAAACTTAGGGGCCGCTTTTAAACTAGGAGCAATGGATGCAGCGTCTTATGATTATGATGGAAAAATGATGCAGGTTATATTATGGGATGCAGAATTAACAGCAGACGAAGCTGCATATATTTATGCATCAGGAAATGCTGCTAGGAACCCACTAGTTGAAAGTACAACTTATAGTAAACATAATAATGTAGTAGCATGGTGGCCTTTAGATGATGCTAACGGTCACGAAGATCATGGAGGTAGAGGACATGATTTTACAAAAAATGGAAATGCAGATTTAGATACTGGCGCTGATGCTCCGTGGTAATTTAATTAATATGAAAAAATTAAGTACAATATTTTTAATTTTTATAGCATTTAGTTTAAATGCTCAAACTTTTGAAGTTAAAGGGTATGAGTATAATATAAATAATATGTTAAAAGATCAATTAAAATTTGCTACAATATACGGGGCTGTAAATGGAGGTACATCTATTTCTGATGTAAAACAATTTTCTGTGTTAGATGGACTACAAACTTCAATAGTAGAAACTCCCTATGACTATTCTCTTACAATAGGTATACGTAAGATAGCTAGGTTTGGTTATGAGAATAGAGCTAATACTTTTTATGACGGTACTGAGTCTAATTATAGTGATGCTGCTACAGTTGGTAAAGTGCAAGGATTTGAATATTTATTTGAAATAGACTATGCTAGACAACAAGGTTTAGATTACATAGACCAGCATCATTTTATAAGATATAGCTCTGATGATGATTGTGATGGCCCGTTGTGTGTAAACCATTTTGCAGCAAAAGTAGAATACCTTAAAGATGGTTTTGCAGATGTAGAGTACTTTGAATTATCAGAAAGGTATAGGTTTAAGAAAAATAAAGACTTAGCTTTTAGTATAGGTGCAGCTCACAGATTGGCTCAACCTTATGGTTACGACCCTTTATCAGAATGGATGCTATCAAATGGTAATTTACATTATACTTATTTAGCAATACAAGAAGGATACACTATAGATGTTGCAAATAGTGAATATAAAGACCCTAGTGGTAATATAGTTGCTAATAGTTCTGATGTTTGGAAAGAGGTTGTAATACCACAAGTATTAGCAGACTATACAAAGAAAAAGAAAGATGAGTTGGAAAGAATAATACAGCATTCTGTTGTATTAGGATTTGACTACTACACTTATAATAAAAATACATGGCTACACGCATGGGGTAATTTATTACCTTGGCACTATAATGATGGTAGTGAATTTTCGTATCATAACTTTATAGAAGATAATCAATGGTATGACTATTCTGCAGGTGTTATTTACGGTATTAAAGTAAATAAACAATTAGGATATTTTGCAGAAGGTAAATACAATAAATATTGGAATAGAGAATGGTATGATTTTAAATTTGGAATTAATTATATAATAAGATGAAAACTATGAAAGAAAAATTTTGTAAATGGATTCAAGCTATAACGTTTGGATTAGTGTGTTTTAATTTATGTACAAAACCTGAAGTATGTGACGCAGGTGATAATTGTTGTAAAAAATAATACCATGGCAAAAGAACTAAACGAAGATACAGCGTTTAAGCTAAGTATTAAAACAATGATGGGTCTAGGTTTTGCAATAGTAACTTTAGCTGGTATGTGGTTTACACTTCAAGCAGATATTGCTGAAGCTAAAGAATTACCTGCTCCACCAGATCCTGAAGTTACACGTATGGAATTTGATATGAAAGATCAAATGATACGTCAAACTATATTGGACACACAAGAAGATGTAACTGAAATAAAAGCTACTCTTGAGAAAATTGAAGATAAATTATATAACAGGTAAAATGAAAAGTCCAGTATGGAAAATTATGGTAACGTACTTACTTGTGCTATTCTTATTATCTGTCTCGTCAGATGCCTTTTCACAGATTACGATAAAGAGCTTTAATGCTGGGTGGAATAAGTCTAACGCTGTAGAGTGGTTAAATAAATTAAAAGATGTTAAAACTATTAGTTACATAGATGTTGCTAAAGATGTTAAGGCACAAAAGAAATATAAGATAGCAGCTGTGCCTACAATAATAATATTTAAAGATGGTGAAGAAGTTGCAAGATTTCAAGCTGATCTTAGTTTTACAATGGTAGCTACAAAAGAAGAAGTACAAGAAGAAATAGATAATCAATTAATGAGTGATTTTTAAAATGAAAAAAATATTATTACTACTATTATTACCAATAATAACTTTTGCACAAAAAGAAGTTGTTATACATATTAAAACAGATACATATCCAGGAGAAACTAAATGGACGTTGTATAAAGATGTTTATCAAGGTGATACTATAGATTATGTAGAGTATAATTATTATTCTACACCAAACTATATGCATCGAGATACTTTGTATATATCTGATAGTATAACAGATATTTCTTTTGTAATATATGATTCTTATGGTGACGGTATAACTAATGGAGAATATTATGTAACTATCTGTGGTGATACAGTAGTTAATTATCCTGTAAGTACATTTACTACAGGGCTAATACATACTAGGGTTGTACCACAATGTATGCCTCAACCTCCACCAATTCAGTTAGTTCCTGCTAAAGTTATAATAAACTTAGATCAATATCAAAGTGAAACTAGTTGGGATATTAAAGATACAAATGGAATAATATATGCTTCTGGAGGTAATTATAATACACAGCCTGACTACGCTACAGTAGTTATACCTGTGCAAATACCTAAAGGAGATTTAGTTTTTACTATATATGATACGTATGGTGATGGTTTAAATGGAAGCCTATGGCAAGGACAAGATGGTTCGTATTTTATAAAACAATGTAATGATACATTAGTATATGGGACTGATCCAGCTTTTGGAAATGATACATCACATGTATTTGTTTCTGATTCATGTCCTCCTATATTAGGGTGTACAGATGATGATTATGTAGAATGGAATCCGTTTGCTACAGTAGATGATGGAAGCTGTCAAACGTTAAAAATATTTGGATGTGTAGATAGTACTATGTACAACTATGATCCTAATGCAAACACAATGGAGCTTATAGATACTTGTGAGTATACGTTAATACTACATGATCTTATGGGTAATGGTTGGGTTGGTTCTCATTTAAAATTAATACATCCTGATACATCGTATCAATTTACACATACAGGCGGTTTTAATGATGAATACCAAGTAGGGCTTACAGCACCAGATCCAGTCACCTTTAGATTTCATATATCGTCACAGGCTAGTTTAACAACAATAGAATGTGGGTTTACATTTATAAATCCAGAAGGAGATACTTTAATAAGTATTATGCCTCCATTTATACAACCTTTATTACCATATAATATAATAACTAATTGTGGTAATACTTGTGAAGAAAAAGTATATGGTTGTTTAGATTCATTGGCAATTAATTATGACGACGAAGCAAATACAGAAGATAGCAGCTGTTACTATACACCTGGATGTATGAATTCTTCTTATTTGGAATATTATACACAGGGTTATACGGCAGACTATGACGATGGGACTTGCCAAACAGTAGCCGTGTGGGGCTGTATTGATTCTACAGCCTTCAACTATGACTCATTAGCAAACATAGACAATGGAGGATGTATACCTGTAGTGTTAGGATGTATGCAACCTTTAGCTTTTAATTATGATCCATTGGCAAACACCCCTGATACATGTATACCATATATTTATGGGTGTGTAGATCCAACGATGTTTAATTATGACTCTACAGCTAATGTGGATGACGGCTCTTGTATACCATTTGTATATGGATGTACAGACTCTACAATGTTTAATTTTAATCCTTTAGCAAATGCAGAATATAATCCTAGTAATTGTGTGCCTTATATTTATGGTTGTACCGATCCTTCTATGCTTAACTATAACCCGCAAGCAAACACAGAAAACTTTACTTGCATTCCTTATGTTTATGGTTGTATGGATAGTACTGCTCTTAACTATGATTCACTGGCTAATACTGACAATGGTTCGTGTGTGGCTGTGGTTGAAGGTTGTATGGACAATGGTGCCTACAACTATAATATACTTGCTAATGTTAATGATAGCAGTTCTTGCTTATATGACGCTGGTTGTGTCACTGGGGCGGGTATACCTTATTGGCTAAACGATCCTTGTTATGCCTGGGTAATTGAGGTAGATGAGTACTGTTGTAATAACGAGTGGGATAGTGTGTGTGTATTAACATATGAACATTGTCAAAATAATTGGGTGGGACCTATACCTAAAAGAGTAACAACTAAAAAATTAATAGGTATTACAGATCTTTTAGGAAGACCTGTAAATAATATAAACAATAAACTTCTATTATATATATATGATGATGGAAGTGTAAATAGAAAAATAATAATAAATAAATAAATAATAATATGGCAACATTAATCGCAAAATTAACACTAACAAGTAATAACGCTACAAGCGATGCTTTAAACTTAACAGTAACAGATACTTTAACAACTGCTAACCCAACACAGGGATTAACAAGAGTTAGTATTGCTTCTGGAGACTCTCTATCAATTATAGCTGCGTCTGGTACAGGCTCTGTATATTTATATGCAAAAAATACTAATACTGCTGGTTCTGGAAAATTAATTTTAGCAAATGCAGCGGGGCAGGGTTTTGGAGTATTAAATAATGAGGAGTATGCATTTTTCCCAATTGATAAAGCTAAAGGATTTAACTTTGAAGCAAATACAGCAGATGTAGTAGTTGAGTATGGATATTTTACTAAAGGGTAAATAGATGGAAAGAATAAGTAAACATATAAGCTGGAAAGAGGGTACTTATAGCAGGACAGGCGAAAGGCTGGATTTAGACAACACTCCTAACGAGGATCAAATAAAATGTATGAAAGAAGTTGCAGAAAACTTGTTTGAACCATTAAGAGAATGGGTTGGAGGTCCTATAAAAATTAATAGTTTTTTTAGAGGAAAACCTGTCAATACAGCTATTGGGGGATCTAAAACCTCACAACATATGAAAGGTCAAGCTATAGATATAGATGATACTTTTGGACATAAAACAAATGCAGAGATGTATCATTATATAAAAGATAATTTAGACTTTGATCAAATGGTGTGGGAGTTTGGTGGTGAATATCCTGACGGTAATCCTAACTGGGTTCATATTAGTTGGGTGTCACACAGACCTAATAGAAAGCAAGAAGTTATTGCTATTAAGAAAAACGGTAAAACTAAATATATAAAAGATATTGAAAATTATATAAAGTGAAAAGGATCGGCCAACATATAGTAGATTTTATATCTAGATTTCGTAGTGATGTTTACCTAGATGATATAAGCACTGGGACTATTGCTAGTGGTGGTAATTTAGGTTTAGACTCGAATAATAAGATAGTAAAAAATACTGTAGGTGGAGGAGGTACAACAGATTTAACTAGTGATGTTAGTGGTGTACTACCTGTAGCAAATGGTGGTACTGGACAAAACGCTTTAAGTAATGTGTCTATAAGTTCTTTTAATAATGATTCTGGTTTTACTGCTAACATAGGAGATGTAACAGCTGTTAAGCTTGTTACAGATTCTGGTAATGCTGATTGTATAGGTTCTTCTGGTAATTTAACTTTTAATATTTTAGGTGGTGAAGGTGTAGATGTTACTAATTCTGGAACAACTATAACTGTGGCTGGGGAGGAAGCGTCTACTTCTAATAAAGGTGTAGCTAGTTTTAATACAGAAGATTTTTCTGTAAGCTCAGGGGCTGTTAGTTTAGCGCAACAAAAAAGAATGAGGTTTGTATCAGCTAATATGAAAGGACCGCACGGAACTAGTGAAACTTTTATACCTTTGTCTGGTGTTCCAGATGAGAAAACAGGATTTACTAATGAGCAGGTTGTATTACTTATGCCAACTGGAGGACATGTTAGAGAGATTATGATAAGAGCACATTACGGAACATACACTTCTGAAAATATAACAATAAAAGTTTATACAAGACCTGGTAATAAAAAAATGAATGGTAGTGGTCAAGTTGGTAGTGACATAACTGTTGCGGCTCCAACTCAAAATGGAACAGATGATAACAACACTAGAAAAACTGGAGATTTAGGAACATCATATCCATTTAATCAAAATGATTCTTTGGGTATTAGTTTTACCTGGGCTAGCACTGGACCTACAGCTAATAGTGATAAAACTTACATAACTGTAGTTTTAGAAGAGGACTTAACAGATTTAGGATACTAATATGGAAGGAGTTGAAATATATAAAAGTATAAGTGGTAATACAGCTACAAGGCTAGATTTAATGACTACTAAGGAGTATAACTACAATAGAATATCTATTTGTAATACACATGCAACTGATGACGTGAGTGTAGATTTATATTTATCATATGTTACTAACGAGCGTGGAGAGTATAAAATAGCTGTAGAAAATGACTATAGTGATTTAGAACAATTTACTGAGGATTACTATATTTTAAAAAATTGTTTAGTACCTTATGGTAGCACAGTAATTTTAAACGAAGAAGATTTTTATATAAACAATTTAAAATATAGATTATATATAAAATTAAGTGGAGCTAGTAGCTCTGTAGATATAATGATTTTTGATTTACAAAAAAGTATGTCTATTAAAAGAAATGGTGATAGATACAAAGAAGATGTTGCACATAAAAAATTAAACAGGAGGCTTGGCGGTAGGACAAATCCAGTTACTGGTGGTTCTATGGGGTCAGGCAGTTATTAATAAAAACAAAAATTATGTTAGATAAAATATTTGCCGGAGGGGCAGCAGAATTAGTAAAAGGTGTAGGTGGTGTTATAGATAATTTACATACATCTAAAGAAGAAAAGCTTGAGGCTGAAAAACAAATAAAAGATATGATAATGGGTTACGAGGCAGAAATGCAAAAACAAGTAACTGAAAGATGGGGTATGGATATGAAATCTGATTCATGGCTCAGTAAAAACATAAGACCTTTAGTACTTATATTTTTAGTAGTAGCAACAGTATTATTAATATTTATTGATGCTGGTGTTATTGCTTTTGAAGTAAAAAATACTTGGGTTGATTTATTACAACTAGTATTGATAACAGTGATTGGAGCTTACTTTGGCGGTAGATCACTAGAAAAAGTAAAAAAATAAAATGACATTAGACGAGATAGCATATAATCTTTTAAATCTTGTTAGGGGTGGTAGATCTAATAATGATGAACATATATCATTAGATCAAATTAAATTTAACATTATGCATTATAGAGCAATGTTTATTAGAAGAGACCACGCTAAAAATGGATTTACAAGTAGACACATAGAACAAGACTTAGGATGCGTTATGATAAAACCAGTTGACGCAAGTAAATGCTGTGACTTAAATACAGATTGTCCTGTATACAGAACAGTAAAACCTATACCTAAAACTATTAGATATAACTTTGAAGAAGCTATCTCTCACGTTGGAGATATAACAGGATTTGGAACTATACCTATGGTAAATTCTAATACAATACGATGGTTACCTTATGATAAGTATACAAAAGGTAAAATGAAAGCATACATGATAGCAAATTTTTTATACATATATAATGCACAAGGAATAGAAGCTATTAATGTTAGGGGTGTTTTTGAGGACCCTAGAGAAGTGTCTGAGTTTGATCAGTGTGATGGCGGTGGTTGCTATGATGATAGTAAGCATCCTTATCCAATATCAGCAGACATGTTAAGTTTAATAAACTCTGGACTTGTGTCTGGAGAATTGCAATTATTGTCAGGATCATTTAGTGACACAGAGAATGATAGAATGCAAGATCAAAAAACAGTTAGGGGAGTAGCCCCAAAAAAATAATTTTAAAATAATATAACAATGAAAAAAATGATGTATAAAAAAGCAGGTAAAAAGATGAAAAAAGGTGGCAAGTCATCTTTTGGTATGCTAAGTGTAAAAGCAGGATATGATAATAATCCTAACCCTACTGCTGCCGATAGAATTGTTGGGGCTAAAAAGAATAAAATGAAAAAAGGAGGTAAGAAAAAAATGATGAGTTATGGTATGGGAGGTAAGAAAAAAATGGGCTACAATATGGGAGGTATGCAACAAACTACTCCTCCAGCAGCTTCTTTTATAGAACCACCAATTGAACAACCTTTTATGCAACAACCTATGGCTCAACAAAACCCAGCAGAGTTTACAGCTAAAAAAGGAGGTAAAAGAAAGAAGTCAAAAAAAGGAATGGGTGGTAAAAAAATGATGACGTATAAAAAAGGTGGAGTAAAGAAAGAAAATGGAGGAGAAGATGAAAACCTTTCTATGAGGGAGTTAAGAAAAAAACAAAGAGAAGAGAGAAGAGAGGCTCGTAGAAATAGACGTTCAGATAGAAAAGCAGATAGAGAAGCTGTTAGAACATTAAAAAGAACTTCTAGGCTAAAGAGAAGAGACAAGATAAATGATGCAGGAGAAGAAACAGGAATGACTAGATCTGAAAGAAGAATGGATAGAAGAGCTACAAGAAGAGCTTCTAGAACATTTAGAAAGCAAGAAAGACAAGCTAGAAGAACAGCAAGAAAAGATATGAGGGCTAAACAAAGATCTGAAAGATCAGATTTAAGAACTAGAAGAAAAGCAGCTCAAGATAAATTAACTCAAGATAAATTAGACAAGTTAAATAAATCTGAAAGCTCTTCTGTTAAGCCGGCACCAGTTAAAAAAGATACTACACCTAAGACGAATACAGATAATAAACCAAAAACTGAAGAGAAAAAAACAGAAACTAAAAAAGTTACTAATCATGGTGTAACTAATGACATGTCTTTTAGTAAAGCATTTAGAACAGCTCGTGATTCTCACGGAGGTAAGGGTGGTGTATTTACTTGGAAAGGTAAAAAATATCATACCGGACTAAAAGAAGAAATGAAGAAAAAACAAACGGAAGAGGAAAGAAAAAAAGAATTACAAGGAGATAAAGGAAAAGAAAAGAAAAAGGACGAAACTCCAATTAAACAAAAACAAAAGACAAGCACTACGCCAAAAACTAAAGAGCAACATGCAAATCAAGGAACAACATATAATAGGAAAAAAGCTCCTGTTGGTAATGAAGTTTTGATGAGTGGTCCTAAATATAAAAAAGGAGGTTACAAAATGGGGTACAGAAGAAGAGGCGGTAGAAAATAATGCACAATTTAAAAGAAATATATGAAGATTACTGTAAAGTAAACGGAGACATAGACAAGGAACTATTTACTAATATATGTCACGAGTTTAACATTATGATAATGGATTATATTTTAGACGGTAAAGAGTTTAATATGGGAAATAATTTATCAACCTTATCTATTACTAGGAGAGACAGAGACCCTAGATCTCCTAGAATAGATTGGGGTGAAAGTAATAAATATAAAAAAGAACTATTAGATGATGGTAAAGCTTTATATGATCCTATAACAGAACTTGGAACTAAATGGCATATCTATCATACTGATGAGTTTTATTGTAGGTATTACTGGAGAAAAGGTAAGTGTAAAGTACCTAATAAATCTGTATATAGATTTGATGCTACACGAGGTATAAAAGGAAACAAAGAAAAGTTAATTAATCTTTTAAAAGAAGATGACTTAGCTTATTTAAAATTTAAAAAACAATAACATGTCTGATAAAAAAAGAAAAAGAAAAGTTACTAAGGGGTATGTTAAAGATGCTAGATCTAAAAAAGTAGTTAAAACAAATAGAAGAGGGACAACTACTACTAAAGAAAAAGTTGATCAGTACAACAAACAGTATCTAGGTCGTGACCCTGAAAACATTAAATATAATGATAAAAACATTTGGTCAAGAAGATTTAAATCTAAAGTAAACAAAGAGGGAGAAGAAACTAAACGTAAAGAAAAAATTGTTTTTGATGATGGAAATCAAATGACAAAGCGTACACAACGTAAAGTTAGATTTGGTAAAAATAAAGGTAAAATAAAAATAAAAACTGTGAACTATAATAGAGGTAAGAAAACTAAAGATGTAAAGTATGCAGATAAAACAGATCAAATGATGCTTAAGAAAGGAGGAAAGAGAAAAGGATCTGATGGTAAAGCGTGTTGGAAAGGTTATTACTATGCAGGTTACGATGCTAAGAATAAAAAAGACATCTGTAAGCCTATAAAGAAAAAAGAAATGGGCGGATTCTTAGAAGGACCTACACCACTATTATTTGAAGATTAAAGCTATGAGTAAATATCACATAACAAGAGACGGTAAAAAAGCTAGAAAAGGTTTATGGTACTACATGAACAAAAGAAAGAAAAGTGGTACATCTAGACCTGGAAAAGGAACTGTATCTGATGAAGCTATAGAAAAGTCTAGTAAAAAAGATGGAGGAGCTTGGACTAGAAAAGAGGGTCAGAATCCTACAGGAGGTTTAAATGCAAAAGGACGTGCATCATTAAAAGCTAAAGGTCAAAACATAAAAGCGCCTGTAACTGAAGATAACCCTAAAGGTAAAAGAAAAGCTAGAAAAAAATCTTTTTGTGCTAGAATGAGGGGTATGCGTAAGAGACAAAAGAAGAGCAATAATACAGGTAAGGATAGATTAAGCTTATCATTAAAAAAATGGAAGTGTAGAGATGGAGGGCCTTGTGGTCCTAATGCATATAAAACAGGAGGATTTTTAGAGCCTGCAATACCAAACATATTTGAATAATGAGTATATATAAAACAATATCAAGCAAAACAGTAATTAGAAAAATATTTAGAGATCTTAAACCTGATAGAGATAACTGGATAGATGATGCTATAGAGTGGATAGGAGAAGCTTTAGAGCACATTGGAGCAGCTGCACAGTTGTGTCAAAAACAATGTGTGTTAGAGGTTAAAGACCACAAAGCTCTAATGCCTACAGATTTATATTACATAAATCAAGTAGCAATAAATAATTCTGTATCACCAAAAACAAAACAAGAGTTAGATACTTTATTAACTAAGGTAAAAGAATTACAACAAAATATAATTGATGCGCAAGCTGATGGTTTAGAATATTCTAGTACTACAGTAGCATTAAATGAAATAAATAATAGAATTGTTGTTTTAGAAAATATTTATTTTAAAGATAGTAATCAACTACAACCTTTACAATATGGTGCTGCTACTTTCCACAGAAGCATGCATTGTGATGATTGTGTTAATGAGAATACGCACTATGAAGAAACCTATATTGTAGATTGTGACTATATAAAAACTTCTTTTGAGACTGGTAAAATTTGTATAAGCTATATGGCTTTTCCTACAGACGAAGAATGTTTTCCATTAGTACCACAAGACATTAGTTATCAAGAAGCTTTGTTTTGGTACATATATAAGCAAATATTATTAAGCACACCAAGGTTTAAAAACAATGGTATAGATTATAATTTTGCAGATTCTAAATGGAAATACTACTGCACACAAGCTAGAAATGCAGCTAATTATCCAGACATAGATAAATACGAGTCTTACATGAATCAATGGGTAAGAATGATACCAAACATTAACAGACATGATTTAGGTTTTGAACAATTAAATACAAGAGAAGATTTATATAGAGGCTAATGGCAGAAAAAAGATTTATAAAAGGTTTATTTAAAGATACTGGACACATTGATCAACCAGAAGGTACGTGGAGACACGCACATAATATGGTTTTAAACTTAAAAGATGGGTCAGTTAGTAATGAAGGTGGTACTGTATTAGATGGGTTCTTAGGAACAAACCCTAGTAGAGGAGCTCAAAGTGATAAGGTTATTGGGGTTATAGAGGTTGATGATGATAGAGCTATTCTATTTGTTGTTAACGTTGTACAGAGTATAGCTACTACGGGTAATCCCCCTAGATCTGAAATAGGGCTATGGGAAAAAGGTGTTTACTATCCTATATTTAATCCTTCTTTAGGTCCAGCAGGTAATCCTACACAATGGATAACTAATGACTTAGGGTTTAGAGAAAGTAACCCTATTAACGGTACTTTTAAAATTGACTCTAAAGGAGATCTTTTAGTATATTGGACAGACGATTTAAATCCTCCTAGAGCTTTTAATGTAGATAGACAGCTTAGAGAAAGTGGTAACGGAACTTTAGCAGGTGTAAATGTTAATATGCTGTATGGTTTAGGTCCAGCACAAATACAACATATAGATATGTTAAATCTATTTCCTTATTCAGGATCTATTCCACATATAAATATAGATGACCAAGGCACACATCAAAACTGTGTTATTGAAGGAGGAGGATTGTTAACTGGTGTATACTATTTAGCACTAGCATATGTTGATGATGATCTTGTAGCTACAAACTTTTTAACAGTTTCTAATCCTGTTCCTATTGTTGACGAATACGACTATACATTACCTACAAATAAAAAAGATGGGGCTAAGGAAGGTAGTCAAACTACTAAGGCTATTAAGTGGGAAATATCAAATTTAAATAAAAACTATAAATATTTAAGACCTGTAATAATAAGAAGCAAAGGAGATGCGCAAGAGGCGTTTAGGTTAAATGATATGGTATTTACAACGTCAACTACAAGTATTGTATATAGTGGATTAGAAACACAATCTACTGGATCTCCATCAGAAGTTATAATAGATACTGTATCTTACGACACAGCAAAGACTATACAACAATTAGATAATATTTTATATATAGGTAACACTACAGGAACTAAAGATGTTGGGTATCAAAAGTATGCAAATAATATAAAGCTAAGAGCAAGGGTAGATAGAATACCAGACTTTGATATGTTTATAGCGTCAGTAGATAACCTAGAATCTGGATGGGGTTTTTACCCTGTAAATTCTTATGGTGGTAGTATTGGTAATCCAGGCCCTGTTATAGACACACCGCATACACAATCTTACAGATATGTTCCTAATCTATTTAGTCGTAGAGGGTACATGAGAGATGAGATATATGCATTTTATATTGCATTTGTTATGAATGATGGTAGTATGTCTTACGCATATCATATACCAGGTAGAGAAGCTTTAGGGTTTGAGAAAGAACCTGTAGACACTTTAAGTGCTAATCAGTTTGGAGGTTTATGGGACGATATTCATAAAGTTAGTCCAGAGTTTTCTAAAAGGTTTCACTGGATAGATTCTACTGTAGACTCTATAAGTGGTCCAACATCTCCAAATCCATATAACGCTCTACTATATATGGGAATGAACTATTGGGAAAACGCTACAGAGTTTTATCCTGATACAGAAAACTATCAAGTTTGGGATGCACACGCTGCTGGGAACAACGGACAAATATCAACTTTGGTTAATGAAAATGTTAGACATCATCACTTTCCGTCTAACAGAAACAAAAGGATGAAGACTATATTAGATGATAAAAAATGTAGAACTGCTAAAACAGCTGGTACACAAAGTAACTTTGTATTGCATGATACTGTTTTAACTGTGTATGATACAACTGGTAATTATTTAGGTAATCTTAGTTCTTCATCTTGGAAAAAACAAAGATTTACAAATTTAAATGGTTCAGGATCAGTTCCTAATTCTAATAATACTGCAGACGCTTTAGCGTGTTGGAGTACTGATACATTTACTGCAGACTCTCCTATGAGGATAAGAGTTAAATTTGTTCAATGGTGGGAGCAAAATACAGGGTGGACAACAAAATCTTTTAGAACTAGAGTTAGAACTTCAGCATTAGATTGTAATGGAAACAATGTAGGTAATTGGACTATTACCGATGACACAAACAGTGCATCGCCTTTTAGTAGTGGAGGTTCTTGTGGGGGAGCTCAAACAGATGCTACTTGGGACTTTCCGGGTACTAATTTTAATTTATTTGGAGGTGGAGGTAATGCTCCTGGAGCTTGTGGTGGTGGATGGGTAGAGCTACAGCCTGGAGATCAAGTGTGGTTAGAAACTAAAAAAAATTCATCAGGAGGTGTAGCATATGATGCAGCTACACCTAGTCAAATAAATTGTTATGCTAGTCAAACTCAGTGTGTTCAATTTGGTGATACTATACCATGTTTTTCTGTTTTTGAAATAGAAATGAAAAGTTTAGCTTTGGGTGTTGATACAGATGATTTACACGACGCTCAAATAAATCATGATGTGCAAAGATTAGGATTTGATTTAGAAGATATTAAAATACCACAATCAATTGCAGATAAAGTTCAAGGATTTAGAGTATACTATGCTAAAAGAAAACATTCTGATCGTACTATTTTAGGGCAGCAAATAATAATACCAGCTATGTATAGAAGAGCTTTACTTGGTGTGTGCGAAGAAGCAACATCAAGTGGTTCGTTAAATCAGGCATTACATGCAATGCAAACATTGCAAACTACACCAGAACCTTTTTATGATATGCATCCATATGCAGACACATGGACAAGGTATCCTATAATGCCTTACTATAGTGAAAATGGAACAAATGATCCTGTAGGACCTATTGTAGAAGATGAAAGAGGTATGAATGTATTTTCTTTTCATGATTTTTATTTACAAAGAACTAAGAATAGTTTAGCTGCAGCAACACATATAGATATACAATACTATGTTCATAATTTAGCTTGGAATGGATCAGCTACGCAACAAGATAAAAGAATGAATACACGGTTGATGAATGATCCTAATAGTACTAGTGATACTGTTAAAGTAAAAGAAATATGGGGTTGGGATGCAGATCAGAACTGTTATCCACAAGATGTAGCTACAGCTGTTTTTATGGGGTGTGAATATGTAACACCGTCAGCAAGAACACAACCTAGATTGTTAGGACAAAAAGCTAAAACATATATATTAGGTGATACTATATTTAAAGGAGATGCTTTAGGGTTTGGTGGTAAACTATTTAATGAGTTTGGAGAAAGTGCTATTACTTTTAGACTTATGGATAACCATGCAATAAGCGCATATAAAGTTAGAAGTATGCCTTATAGTAACACTATTGGGTACTTCTTTGATACGTATGGAGCTGGTGCACCTGAATTAGAAAATGGTCATTATGGTAGACCTCATGATGGTTGGCACATATTAACAACTACTTTAGATGCTGCAGGTAATTTTAATGGGACAGGAACACACAGTCATAAATATAGAAGTATGTCTGCAATGGTTAATTTAAAAGCTTATAAAACAGATGTATATAAATCTATTGATAATCAAGAATTAGTGTGGACTGGGTTTGAGGTTTTAGGCGCTGAGCTACAAGAGTATGTATTTGATAAAGATGGGACTATGCAAGGAAGTGGTAATACAATAGATACTCATCCTGAAGGCATTTATGGCGGAGACGCACATATATGTAGACATGGTATTACTCCTACATTAAAGCCTAGTAATGATGTATCATCATCTGTTCCTATGAGAGCAATACATTATCATATAGTAGAAAGTACTGATAATATTAACTTTAGATATAGTGATTCTGATGATAGTTTATATTTTCCAAATAGTGTATCTAAATTAATACTTAGAGAGTCTGGTACTAAAGATTTTCATCATTTTGATAATATAAAGTACAATGATAATTACTCTGAATTAAATAGTATAAGACCTGCATTCCCACTACCAGTTAGAGATGTAATACAAGATGATTTTGCTACTAGAGTACACAGAAGTGCTAAGCATGACACTACAAGTTTAATAGATAATTATAGAATATTCTTAGCTAATCAATTTAAAGACTTACCTAAAAATAGAGGAGACTTATGGAAGTTATCATCGTTTAATAATTTATTATACTTCCACATGGAAGAAAGTTTATTTGCTGCACAAGGTAAGCAACAAATGCAAATGAAAGATGGTAGTGAAGCTTTTATAGGAAGTGGAGATATATTTGCACAAGAACCAAATGAGTTAATACAAACAGATGGAGGTTTTGGTGGAACACAATCTCATTACGCTGCTATAACTACAAGGTATGGATATTTCTTTGTAGATGCTGCTTCTAATAAAGTCTTTATGATGAAGGACAGTATATTAGAAATAAGCGCTATAGGTATGGATGAGTGGTTTAAAGATAATTTAAATTTTGAGTTAGACAACTATGGCTTAAATGCTGCTTGTGTTTTAGATAATCCTATAATAGGGTTTGGTTATCATGCTATATACGATCCTAAATTTAAACGTATCATACTAACTAAAAGAGAGTTTACACCAACACAAAAATTTATAGATGGTTGGGAAGCATCAGGAACAGGTGTGCAACCTTGTCCTGCATATCCAGAAGGTAAAATTAGATTTAATTCACAAATATGTAGGTATGAAGTTTGGGGTCCACTAAAAGGCGGAGGATGTGGCTGGAGAACTATTGAGTTTACATGCAGTAGTAGCTTTTTTAATTGTGGAGGATTTACTATATCATATTATCCTGAGTTAGGTATATGGGGTAGTTTCCATGACTATATTCCTTATATATATTTTAATACATCTACAGAGTTTTATTCTTTAACAGACAAATATCCAAGACCTGTGTGGGCTGCTGGTACTAATGTTACGAGCCACTTAGGAACAACTTTTGGTAATGCTGGTATATGGAAACACAACTCAACAGAAGCTCATGGTATATACTACCAAGAATGGAAAGATGTTACAGGTAATATAACTCAAGAAGAGTGGTTAACAACTGTTGATTACTATGATTTTGCAATTGAGTTTATACACAATGAATATAAAACAGAAGACACCTTATTGAGTTCTTTTGGTTATACCTTAGAAACAATTAACCAAGAAAATATAAGTGTGTTAGAAAATGGATTTACATCATTTTTTGTATACAATACATTCCAGATCTCTGGAGAAAATAATTTAGAGTATTTAATAAATACTAGACGTATAGGTAATAACTGGAAAGTAAATAGATTTAGAGACATGGCTGCTGCCGCTCTTAATACAAATAATTACTATATGTCTACTAACATTAATGTTACAGGAGGAACTAACGTTGGAACTGTAACGACTTCTAATGTACAAAATATGTTTATATATAATGGTATGAGTAAAACTGTTAATGCTGCATACCTAGATTTAACTAAAAATTGGAACTTACAAAGAAAATTTATAGATAAATGGGTAGGAATACGATTAATCTATAACAATATTTCAAATAATTCCTTAAATTTGTACGGCACTTCTACGGCTGTACGTAAAATGCATAGATAATATGAAGAAAAAGAATAAGAAAAGAAGTTACAAATCCAAATATAAAATTAAAAAATATGCCGCTGCAGGAATGTACAATGATAATACTGTGGCAGGTGCAGGACAGTCTGCAATGAATTCTACAGCTAATATTGTTTTCCAAGAAAGCGATCCTAATATTTTAAAATCTAAACTTGATCAATTAGAGCAAGCTAAAAAAGATGCTATGGCAACTAGTGAACAAACTGCATCTGACTTAGCAGCTCAAGATCAGGCAGACCAGCAAAGTATTGCTGCAGCTGCAGCAGAAGAGGAACAAAAGTTTCAAAAGGGAGAAGCTTTACTTCAGCAAGGAAAACAAGCCTATGAAAAATTCTCAGAAATAGGATCAAATATAGCAAGTAATAAAGCACAAAAACTGGCAGCTGAAAAAGCAGCACAGTCTATAGCAGGAGAACAGTTTGGTAATTTAGCTAGACAACAAAGTGCAGAAGAGGTTAGTAAAATACTAGCTGATCAAACAGTTCAAAAAGGAGCAGAACTAAGTTTAAGTGGAAGCACAGGCGGATCGTCAAGTATATTAAGTTCTTTTGGTGGTACAACACCAGGGATAACCCCTCCAGGTGTAACAGCCCCAGTACAAACATTAGGTAGTGAAGCTGTTAAGACAGGTGCTACACAGGCTGGAGCAGAGGTTGGTAAAGAAGTTGTTAAACAAGGTGCTGGTAAATTTGCAGGCGTAGGTGGAGCAGGGGCAGCAGGTACTAGTGGATTTGCTAAGTTTGCTACATCAGGAGCTGGTATTGGGACTATTGCATCTATTGCTGGTACAGGTATTAAAATGTTGTCAGATGATAATGATCCTACTAAGTCTAACTTTGGGGAGTATTCAGGAGCAATATTGTCATCGGCAGG